GTTGGTATTGACGAAGAGGAACGCGAAATATGGCATCCTACTAAAGAAATATACGATGGGATGAAGGAGATGTTTGTCTTCGCTCGAGCTGCATAATATATCAAAAAGTTATATGGATATAACAAAATGTTCTATCCAGACTGAAAAAAAAGGTGTACAACTACGCTTTCATTTGGTATAATAGTACCATCAAATCAACAAGGATATAAATTATGGAAAACACTTACTGGAACAGCAAAGGTACTCATCAAGCTCTGGCAGACAAGCTACACGCGTTTATCCCAGTTGAGGGTTCTTGCGAAAACAGAAAAGTGGAGCGATTCCGTAAAGCGGCAAACAACTACTACGACATTTTCAACAACGGTGGTTGTAACCGTGGTCGAGCAATCGGCCAAATGTTCCCAGGCGTTATGGCTCACATCAGCGAGCGACATCGCTACCGTGGTCGCCCAGACTGGGAAATGATTCATCGGATGGTAGAACCTAAGATGAACGAAATTATTCTTGAAACTGCAAAAAAGGTAGGTTTAGTATGAAGGCTGTAATTCAAACGCAAACACTCGAAAACTACGCTTGGCTGGAAGACGGTACCTTGGGTACTGGCGCCAATGCCTATTGGAAGGCCAAGGGTGGCGATACGTACGTCGTCGAGATGACGATCGAGCAAAGCATGGACGCTGGTTTCTGGGACTCTATAGTTGAGTGCATCGAGGAAAACTCCGACATGTATCAGGACTACGTCCTATGCTCGAGTCTTGTAGACGAGATCGACTTCAAAGAGTCTGATCACGTTGAGCATTGGGAAGCTCCCATCTATGCTACGTTTGATGGTGCGGTTTTGCATTGCACCAAAGCTAATCGGAACTTCATGACCGACGAGTTCGAGGGATATCGAACTTGGGAGCGTGACAGCAACGGATTCATTGAAGTAACGGAGGCAGCGTAATGGGTACACTTACTATTCACAACATTGATGCTAAATGGCGAGCATTGCAGGCTGCTGAGTCTTGCATGATGACCATTAAATCAATGAAAGAGGATGCTCTAGATCCTTCTCTATTCGCTTTAATTAGCGATATTAAGATGGACTACCTTGACATTAAAGAAGCTCAGGAGGGTTTTGATGAAATCTCGAATCTATGACTTTCTTACGTATACTATCATCAGCTGCATAGTTGTTCTTATGGTGTATGCTTTGACCTCTTTACCTGACTTACCTCAAGCACGCTTTAGCCATTCAACAGGCGAGTGTGTAGAAGTTATCAACTACGACAAGCGTTTCAATTATACATGCGAAACGTTACCAAGTCGTTATGAACACGTGTGGGTGCAGTAATGAATATCTTCGTCACTGACCTATGCCCTAAAAAATCTGCATTGAACCTGTGCGACAAACATATACCTAAAATGATTGTCGAGTCTGCTCAAATGCTTTCAACTGTTCATCGCATGCTCGATGGCGTTCCAGAAAAGCGACGTAGCAAGTCAGGTAAAACTATGCAAACTTATTATGCTTTCGGGGATGATCGCGACGAAATGTACTATCTTGCGGTACATAAGTTTCATCCCTGTACAACATGGACAAAAGAAAGCAAAGCAAACTACGAATGGCACTACGAACATTTCGTCGCAATGGCGGAAGAGTACGAGTATCGTCGTGATAAAAAACATGCGACATTTCAAAAGCTTGGCAAACTACTAGCCAAGGCTCCAAAAAATATACCGGACATTAGACTCACTGAGTTTGCTCAGGCTATGAGTCATTATCCGGACTGTAAAGTTCCCGGTGATGCTGTAACGGCTTACCGTAAATACTACCATGCGGCAAAGCCATTTGCTAAGTGGGAGTGGAAACGATCTGCGCCAGATTGGTGGCGTGGATTTCAAGGTTACGAAGGGGATCATCCTGATTGGTTCCAACAGAAATCTTTAATTTTATAATTACTATTACAGCAAATAGGAGACTGTTATGTCCAATATCGCTAACCAACTTTATGTTGATGCTACAACTGGTGTCATTGATAAAGATGATCTATTAAAGGTCTGCTTGACGAAGCTTCAAGAGCTATCTTCTGACGATCTTTATGAGATGGCGTTAGATGAAGGTTTTATTGTTACTAACTACAACGGTTCTACGGAAGAGCGCGTGTATGAGCAAGAAGTCTATAAACACCTAGACGCTACTCAACGCATTATTGAAAAAATCCTAAACCGCCACGGAGAGTAATATGGAAACTTGGATGTTTTTTATCACCGCTATAGTTTTCACTGGACTGGGTTGGTTCTGGGGTATACTATACACCAAAGAGTCAATTGTCACTATCACTATAGAATCATTAATTACACAAGGCTATCTCAAGCAGATAGGTGAAGAGATGGTAAAGTGGGACGACCCACGAGTGAAGTGGTCTGATGATTTCTGACTTTACGCTGTTTAACGTTTCAATCATAAATCCTGTTACGTTCGAGACGATCGATCAAGGACAGATGCGTGCTTATCATGCGCGTGAATTTATATTCGAGATGGAACAAAAACAAATCCCCACTTTGGTAGAATCCGCAGTGGGGAATGATGATCACGATCTTTCGTTCTTTATGGAATATCTTTGCCCGGATTAAACGGGATTGATCACATAATGTATTAGCAATACTAACGCAACAGATGCGCCAAGCCCAACCATCATCTTACCAAAGTCTTTGGCAACTAATGGGAATACAGACTTAGACTTCTTCTTGCCAAAATACGTAGCCATTGCAAGCTCACGCCCTGCTAACAAACCAACAAATACCCAAGTAGTACTCATAGGAATATCATTTACTTCCTTGAATACAAATAAGCATAACCAATAAAATAGATCGATCAGTGTTGCGCTTCGTACATAACGAGTGTTGTGCTTTTCGAGTACGATCTGTTGAATCTTACCACCACGCTCTCTGAACATGAAGAACATGCCTGATACGAATACGGCAGAGATCATGATCATCAAATCTACAGGAACTATGCGTGGTAAAAATACCGCAATATTTGCCATATCGTGTGACAACCAAGTCCACCAGAGGCCACCTGTCGCAAACCATTGAGCTATACGCCAATACTTCTTATTGTCCTCAGAAACAGGCTGCGTTTCATCGAACCAATGGCCTGCGTACTTTGTGATAGTAAACCATATAGCATAAGCAAATGCAGCTGCTACACCGTAGCCCATGATTGATTTCATTAGCATTTTTTCTAATACAAAGGTTGAAGCAAATACAGATAAGACCAAGAATGAAGTTGATACAGGTACACCAACTCGAGTTAAGAATACAAGGATTGCAGGAGCTGCTGCATGATACCATTGTACTTCTTGCCATGGAATTTTATTCAATCTTCCATAACTAATATCACCACCATTTACTGACCAACCATACCATAATGTTACAAGTAGAACAGCACTTGCTGCTGCCCATAATGTTTTGTAGTTAAATCTCTCGTTGTTAGATGCCATCCATGTGCCGAGAGTTTGTACTGAATCATTTGCGATTACAGCGTATGCTGCAAATAGGAACCCAAGTGTGCTCCATAGTGTTAACATTTCCATGTAACTATCTCCTTATATCTTATACTTTAAATGTGTACCAATAACGGTTTGCTTATAACGATAATCTTCAGTACCACCTCTTTCTACAAAAGGTGAAACACTGAGTTTACCATACTTAAACTTGAAACCAAATTGGTCCCTCGAATCAAATTGTGTTTCGTTTTTAAAACTAACACGTGGTTGGATCTTCACCCATAGAGATACGCTATCAGAGATCTTACGTTCTGCTGATAGGATAAACCGATAACGCCAATGGGATTCTTTATTGTCGAAGTGACGATACTCGATACGATGGTCGAGCTTGAGGAATTTTGCTTTATAGATGTTGTGTGTGAATTTAATGCGATTTTCTATTGTACCATTTAGTTCTGCGAACCGATACATGACATCAATATCTTTAACTTTCTTTCCAAGTTCGGTATGCCATGTACCTTCTCTATGTCGATACGTGTATGTCCAATCGCCGTTTTGTGCTTTATAGTTATGTTCTGAAATATCTGCTTGGGATACACCTGACCACAACAAAACACTTGCCATAAGAGCAAGTAAAACTGTTTTCATTTATTATTCTCCTTTGCTTGATGGCTCTACACCATCGCTCACAAGTACGCAAACGATATTGTTTACGCTGGTCTATGTATTACTAAAGGAGTGATTTTTGTGTTAAGGTTTGAATAAATTTTTATTAAGGTTTAGTGACAGTATGACACTTTTATGTACCAATATGTGTCGACAGAATGCACTTTTATGTACATATAAATGTAACATGTACACAGAATACACACATAAAAAAAGGGAGCCCCGAAAGACTCCCTCAAAACGTTGGTGGCTAAACCGCCACTCTTATTTTTATTTGGCTTAGAACAAGTTAGATACGATAACCTTGCGGTAGTACTTGTTAACACCAGCGTCAAGCCGACCGAGTGCTGCTGAGTTACCAGAAGCAACGTGACCTTCAGCGAATGGGTTAGCAACCATGCCGTAACGAGTCTTGAACCCGATTTTTGGCTGGAAGCTGTTCTCGCCAACTGCACGAACCATTTGGAGCGGTACGTATGGGCAGTAGAAGAGACCTGCGTCGAATGCAGAAGAACCCTTGTATCCAACAACTAAGTAGTTAGAACCGGCGAATGGATCAACGTAAACGCGGAAGCGACCGTTGAGTACACCAGCGAAGGTGTTACCAGTATCATCAACATCCAAAGTGTTAGAGTTGAGAGCAGGAGCGTAGTCAAGAACACCAGCCATTTGCAATGCAGAAGCTACGTCTGAAGAACAAATAACGATGTTACCTTTACCACGACGAGTTCCCTTTGCAATTGCGTTAGCTTCTTGCTCGATTTGGAACATCAAACCCTTGAACTTCTCTACTGACCAACGGCCGTTAGCATCAACGTCGAGGTCAAAAGTTCCTGGAGTAGCTGCACTAGCTGCACCAGCTTCAGCAGTCAAGTAGATAGTACGAACTACTTCACGGTTGATTTCAGTCAGGATCTCAGACTGAAGGATGTTAGCCAACTCTGACTCAGCGTCAAGGCCGTGAACTGCACGGAGGTCTTGAGCCAATTCAGTAGTGTACTCAGCCTTCAGAGCGCGTGTCTTAGCTGAAACAGTTACTTTCTCGATAGAGAAGGCCATTTCTGCGTATCCAGCGCCAACACCATCACCAAGAGCTTCAGCAGCTCCGGTATCCAGACCAGTACCTGTAGTAGGTGACGCGTGTGGAAGTGTTTGAGCGTGAGTGCCTGTACCAGCGTGGCCAGTATCAGCTTCGTTGTAGAATGCTTCTGCACCAGCTTGGCTGTCATATCGAGCGCGCATTGCGAAGATAAGGCCAGTTGGTCCAGTCATTGGCTGAACACCACAGATGTCATAAGCAATCATGTTTGGAACTGCACGACGTACCAATGAAATCAGTACAGGATCGTAACCAGCAGTTGGACCAGCAGCAGTAGCTAGACCAGAGAAGCCGTCAGCGCCAGCAGCGTTAGTTGGTGATGCTTCTGAAAGAAGGCTTGTCATGTTAGCTGACAAGTCACCTTCCTGTTGAAGTGCTTTTTCTGTGTTCTCAAGAATAGTAGCAGTTACTGCTCTCTTATGCTTGTCTGTAATTGGTGAAAAAGAATCGTGACCTAAAATTGGCTCCCACTTTTCCACTAGTCTTTGATAGTTATCCATTTTTGGATCTCCTTATTAGATTAACGTGTTGAGTTATTAATACAAACCAATTTTATTAATTATTCTTTTTCGTGTTGAAAGCTTCAACCAGAGCATTAATAGAAGAGTAATCAGAAGCTGGTTTATTTACTTCCTGTTCTTCTAGAATAATTTCTTCTTCTTCGATTGCGTCTGCCTTAGGAGCAGTTGGAATACCTTCACCGAAGAATGATTCTTTGATAACCCGTAGGTTATTCGAGTAATCTTCTAGATCTTGAACGTCAAGCTTTTCAGAAAGGACCTTAAAACGCTCTTTCTGATTTTCAGAAAGACCTTCAGTCATTCCTTCAAAAACTGATGCAGCGTTCATAGCTGAAATCTGTCGTTGAAGCTCAATGTTCTCATTTACAAGACTGTTACCTTGTTCTTCTAGATCAGAAACCTGTGCTTCGAGGCTTGATACTGCATCGAAAGATTCCTCATCGATTTGGACGTTGTGCTCGCTGAATAGATCCTTAAGACCTGACATCAGAGACTCAGCCATTTCAACCTTGATACCGGCTTCAATAGCAATTGAATTCTCTTCCATCCACTCACCTACAACGTAGTCCAAGTACTTGTCGACATTCTCAACAACTTCACCCATACGAGTTTCAACAGACTCTGCGAGCTGTGAATCAAGTTGAGATTGAAGTTCTTCGCTGAGAGATGCTGTTTTCTTAGCAACTTCTTCGTTAACTGCTGCTTCGAATACGAGAGTCATTTTGTCTTTAAAGTCTTCAGAAAGATCCATACCTTCAAAGATGTCAGAGATAGAAGATTCAACTTCTACAACTTCTTCTACCATTTCTGCTTCTGAATCTACTTCCGCATCTTCAGCTGTAGGAACTCGCTTAGGGTTAGCGTCTTGGCCTGGAGTCTTTACAGAATCTCCTGCGCCTTTGCTATCTTCTTTCTTCTTCTTTTCGTGACTCTTGTCCTCGCCACCTTCCGGTGTTACAGGCTGAGGTACTTCTGAAATACCATCATCAGCTTTAAATTTGCCGTCTGCCATAATTATTCTCCTTTGAATGTATTTTAATACAAAATCTATTTAGACTGTAAACTATTTATAAAAAGTTAACTTCTTAAAGAACGAACGAATGCTTGGAACATTCTTCCTGCCGTTTCTTCATCAATTGTTCGCACTACACGAGTGATTTTCTTTTCGACTTCTTCTACAATTTCTTCAATAACCTGTGCAACTTCAGCAGGTCTCCAAGATGCAGATGCGATATCGTAGTAATACTCTCTGTTTTCCATTATTCCGTTAACGAAAGCATTGGGAGCGGATGGATCGGTTACGATATCGACTGTTGCCAAATGGAAATCCTTTTGAACTTCCATAACACCATTCTTCTCTTTAACTGATCCTAGACCTCTAGTTGAAACACCAATTTTGACTCCTTCATCAAGCAAACACTTGACGATTTCACCCATTGGAGTACTTAAGATTTTGGCCTTCCCATAAAAGTCACTGCCTTCACGCCTCATGCCAGTAATCAAGTGAGATACTCGATCTCCGTTAATAGCCGGACCATCAGGATGGCCAAGCTCACCTAATGCTCGCTTAGGGTCAATGAATTCTTTTTGATACCGAGCCATCTCTTTATCGAGTGTTTCGGCGGGGTAAATACGTCCATTGCGATTCTTAACATCTCCTTGCATAAAGATGCCTTCGATAAAGTAGCTCTTCTTACCAGACTCTTCGTTGGCTTCTGTGATTACTTCGCAACTTTCGTTAATTTCAGTAATTAGTTTCATTGTTATACCTTTAGCAATTTGAAATTATTTATTAAATTATATCGCTTCTTTGGCGAAGTCAAGAATCTCTTGAAAACCCTTCTTATCTTTCATAAGAGTGGCTTCCATCTCTTTACGATTTTTAGGATTTAATCCTTTCATAAGAGCATTGATTACTTTAATATCTGCCATTTGGATTTTAACACTGTCACCATTCTTAAGCTTAAGATTACCAGGCTTAAAGGTAGCTTCTTCTAAGCTTTCTTTTACTTGGTAACCAGCTGATTTAGCTAAACCAGGGTGAACGTCTGCAGCGTCTTCTTGATCTCCATAATGATCTACCGCAAATTTCCAAACATCTCTTGGTTCACCACTCACGTATGCTTGACCATCACCGTGTATTGAGATTTTAACTTTGAATCTTTTTTCGTGTGATGCTTTTTGACTGTCGTTACCGATATAATCTACATCGATTTTTGCTTCGTTCAAGTCAAATTCTACCGACTCTTTCTTGTCACGAGGATCGGGAGTCTGATCTTGATATTTCAAAGTTGAACGACGCTTTACATCTTTGTAATCGGCATCTTTACCTTGTGCTTTTAGCTGGTCTCTTTTCTTCTTTGCTTCATCACTGGTTGGGTACTTAGCAACAGGATTCTTAGTATCACCATCGACATATACGATGTAATCTCTTTCCATACTACCTGCACCTGACATGGCGCTAAAAGACTTACCTACTCGACCAGCCCTCGCTTCTTTTACTTCAGTTTCTTCGTAAACACCAGCAGCAAGATCATCTTCATCCTTATCAGCTGCATACTTACCAGCTGAATAAGCATATAGACTCTTCATCATAGAAAAAGTATTAGCTAATTTGTTTTGATACCACTCTTCAGGATCATCACCATCAGCAAGATCTTCCATAATCTCATCTGCAGCATAAGCAATGAAGTGGAGTTGACGCATCATCATTGGAATTTCTTGTTGAGGATCTTCAGAAACGTATTCAGGAGATTCGCTGATGGGATCTTCATCGAAATCTTCTTCTACATATTCGCCAGTAACAACTACCTTTTCAATTAAACCTTTAAACGTGAGCTTAGACTTAGGCGCAGTAGATTCTTTAGCAAACGTAGGATCTATTTTATAACCGTCTTTTTGCAGTTGTGCAATTTTCTTTTTATCTGTCTTAGGTACTGTCGCACTTTGAAACCCACCCTTAGTTCTTGTCAATTTGACATGGGTCTTTGGGCCAGTAAGATCTTTAGACTTGTCAGCCATCTTATCCTGTCCCCAGAATTGTCCTTCTTCAACTTCTTCAACTTCTTCGTCAATGTCACGAGGCATTTTGAAAGGAGCGTCTTTAACAGCATACTGAGGATCATAAGTAGCGTCACCCTCTTGATCTGGAGCTCGTTTCTGTTTTGTAACGCCTTCAATCTCTCCCGTAAACTGAGAATCGAGAGCGACCGGGTGCTTAATAAGCTCGACCTTATGTAAATCTTTAAAGCGCTGTTCTTCACCTGATTTAGGCTGCGCTACTTCGGAAAGAAGGTCCTTAAACTGTTTCATTATTAGATCCCTGTTTTATTTAAAGTGTTATACCCAATATTTATATTCTAGTGGTTTGCTATTCTTCAACATCATCTTCTGGCGGTTCAGCATCAACGTCATCAACTGGTTCTTCTTCTTCTTTTTCCGCTTCAATCTGATCTTGCATTTCTTTGTAATTTTCTTCTGACATTTGAAGAACATTACGGACAACCCACTCTTTAGAATAATACTTACCAATTTGTTCTTCAATATCCCTAAGGGTGTTTAATCTTTCTCGAAGAATTTCAGCTTCTTTCAATTCAGTAAAATAGTTGTCTTGAATAAAGTCATATCGAATATCATTTCGAATGTTTTCAAATTCTTCAGGAGTAAGAATACCCTTCAAAATAAGTTGCTTTTCTAAAACAATATTAAATAACCAACCAAACCTAGCTCTTATTCTACGAATGAATTTACCAAACTTTAATTCATCTCGAGTAATTTCACTTGATCTACCGAATGATGCCATTGTTTCAGGCTCTAAACGGCTTAATGGTACCTTCAACGCCTTATATAGTTTACGTTGAAAGTACAGCATATTTTCGTCTGTGCTCAAGCCCTGTGCATTACCACCGGCAAGAGTATCAACCTCTGTGGATCGCTCACCACCTCGGCGAGGGAACCAAAAATCTTCAGTCATTGTCATCATCTTACGAGAATCGCTAATCTCACCAGTTGATGCATTGTACTGTAACTTATTCTTATGGCGAGTCATCATATCACGTAGATATTGCTCTGCCTTATTCTTTGGCAAGTTACCAACATCGATATAGAATATTCGACGCTCTGGAGCCCTTGTCAAAGTGTAGATAACCGTAGCATCTTCCAACATACGCAGTTGGTTAAGAGGCTTAATCGAAGGATGCAAATGAGATAATACTAAACTATTATTCTCATTCATCAACCCCGATGTTACCCTAGCAACTGAATCCTTAGCAATACGGATTCCGTTTACTGCTCCGGTAGTACCTCCGCCACTCTTACTTCCTGCGAAACCGGCATCCGAGTACATATAGTACTCGTTTTTAATCTTCTTTGTGTTAATACCTGAGTGCGGATCTTTATTCTTCTTGTCCATTTCTCGAATAAGCTTAAGCTTTCGAGCATCGACATATCTTAACTCACGTATTCCCTTCTTTAATTGATCTGGATCAATAATGATATGATAGTTAATTCGACCGTCTACATAAAACTTGTAGAACATATCATATCCGTTATTGGCCATATCAAATAGAGCTAAAACATTATTGAATTCTTCAGTAATCTTTTCTTTAACTCTATCAGGTAGATCTGCTTCATCTAAGATAATATCAACTACCTGATCATTAGTATCAACACTAATAGCTTCGTTTACAATATCATCAATAGCTTGAGCTATCTCTGGTTGCATTGCCATTCCACGATATTTTGTGATAAGTTCCGATTCTGACTTTGCAGAACCTTCCATATCAAGTATCGTACTGTAAAACCCACCCAGCGAATTACCATCAACGGTAATTGCCCCATCGTCATTATGAGGCTCGGCAAACGAGACTGGTGTGTCGTCGTCTTCCGGCCTCTTGATTTCAAAACCAAAGAGCTTCATTCTATATTCCTATATCAATAATTATGTAGTTGAAATTCCAGTTGTTCCCTCGACTCTCCAGAAGTCGTATTGGAACGTAACTGTAAATTCTTCAATGGTATCTGTGGTGCTCCAATCCATAGCGATATCGCTAATGTTAATTGGGTGCAAACCTTCAAATACATAGGTACGTATTGCATCTCCGTCTTTACTATATTGTGTAATGATTCCGTTTGATTTGTAATCCTGTGGAAGTCCTCTCAAGTTACCATCGTGTGTATTGATGGAATTTGACCATGCTTCCATAGCGTTACGTACTAAGAAATCTTCGTCGTTAATTACTGTAACGGTCCAATCTTCAAATGTTCTATCACCTGCATACTTAACTTGCCGACCAAAGTATGGTGCTTGAAAAGTTCCAAGGTTCGAGGCAGGAATACCTGCTGCTCGAACCATGAATGGGACTTTAATGTCGGCCGCTGGATCAACAGGGTTTAGGATTTGAACTTGGAACAATGTTGGACGAGCGCCCCCACCTACTAGCTGGGACTTAAACTCGTTAATGTTAAATGCCATGTTCGCGTTCTCCTTTAAACTAATTAGTATTTATTATGAAATTGAGCCAACAATTTCGTCGAACTCAACCCCAGTTCGTGTTGCCACGAACGTAAGTTCAATCACGTTAATAGATCGTGCAGGCTTAATAAAGATATTCGCTCTAAATTTACCTTGATCAATAACGACAGGAGTATTAACCGTTGAATCAGAAATTACTCGGAAGTCAATGATACCGCGACGACCTTGTATATCTCTCAAGAAAGGCTCGACAATATTCTTAAACTGAGTCTGAGTAAATTCATCATTCAATTCAAACAAAAACCCTTGTGCTGCATTAGCAATTGCTTTTTCAACCGCAATAAACAATCTACGAACATTGAGTCGATCAAATGCACTCTGCGTTCCCAAACCGGTCTTGTCACCAAATAGAACGATACCTTGTCCTACTTGACTCATTACTGGGTTAATGTCGCTGCTGTAGAGCTGATCACGTTGTGCTTTATTAGGATTGAACGCAAGTTTAACAACATTCTTAATAACACCTTTACGGAAACCTGCTGGTGACTCGAAAGGCTCAACTCGAGAAGCTAGACCTGCCATATCGCCATTCAGAGGTACAAAGCGATAAACGTCATTGTACTTATCATAACGATACTTATAACCTGAATCCATGAACCAGTAAGAACTATTCTGAAGTCGATTACGGTAAGAAATTACGTTTGAAAGCATTGCGTTAGACTTAGATTCATCTACTACATCTTCTTTAGAAGGTGATAAGAATGCAATTGCATCTTTACGACTATCAACAACATTACTGATAATGTAGTTTGCTCGTGTAGCTAATCGATCGCCCTTACCTTGTAGAACAAAGGAAACGTCGATTTCATTTGGATTAGCGTAGTAATCGTAACCTTCGGCTAATGCTTGGAGAGATACGGTAGATTCAGTTGAACCATCTGCACCAAACATTAGTACTTCTGTTTGAGAAGTTGCAGCTTCAAAGTGTGCAGTGTTTGCAACCTTAACCCAAGCTGAATTTTGAGCAATAGCATCTTTGTAGTAGTTAGTGCGACCATCAGGAAGCTTAGCGGCTGTATTAGTTGAAACGTTGATATAAGTTTCGATGAATTCGCCTGGTGCACCTGTAATTTCACCGTTGCGATCAATGACCGCGATGTGGTAGTTACCGGTTGATGGTGCTTTACCGAATACACCAGCTAAACTTGAACGCTTTTCAAATGATAGCTTACTAATTGCTGATTCGAAAAGAGCGTAGTTTTCAACAAATTTGACAGTATATTGATAGTAAGATATTGTATCGCGAACGGTAGCATTATTAGCTGGGTCAGAAGGAGCTTCAACTTCTAAACCGTATTGGTCTAGTGCCATTTCACTCCAAGACTGAATTTGCATGTCTTGATAGCCGACTGAATCGTTACCGACACGTATTGTGTCACCAGCCACAATCGAAAAACCACCTTCAGGCCAGATTGCGTAATCACCACCAATTCGCTCAACATTGGTCATTAGCAGAGTTACGTCGTCATCACCGTATGCCATAGAATCTGAGAAAGTTCCTGCGGGAATGTTATTCGCTACAGCGACATATGTTTGACCATCTTTAGCTTGGCCGACTGAGACTACGTCTGTAATAAACGATTCTGAATTAACATATACAACATCAATTTCGTTTCCTAATGAGCCTGCATATAATCCTTCGAAAGCACCGATTTCTGTATTCGCTCGGTCAATGGTACCTGTCGTTCCTGGAGTTTCGCCAGCGACGAAACCATTTGTTGAATTTGCTGTAACGGTTTCAGTATTCGCATCAAAATAGATGAGATCGGTCACACCCTCAGCAGCTACCGAGCCATCATCGACACGAGTAACCCAAAGAGCGGACGAGTATGAGAGGTAATCTGCTGCAGTGAAAAATGTTTCGTAGTTATCGTCGTCTGGAGTACCGAAACGATCTACTAATTCATTTTCCGAAGAAACAAGAACAGTCTCATTTACCGGACCCCATCTAAAAACACCCGCTATTGCTGCAGGTGGCGTTGCGATGGCTGGTACCGCTGCTGACGCGTCCACTTCACGAACGATTACAGAGGGACTTACGGAAAAAGCCATATTATTCTCCTTTAATTATTATCTATTAAACCTAGTAGTTTTTTTAATTAGTTATCACTAATTCTATTTATAAAATCCAAGGGTTTATAATTCCCATGCGTTCCGAGCATCTTGAAGTCCGTCGTCGTAGACGTCATCATCACCAACATCAATAAAACCAAATGGAAGTAAATCTTGATCAATTTCTTCTTCGGTTTTCTGTCTTAACTTCATCATCGTGTGTATGTCAGTCATATCTTTGAAGTACATTTGGTCAGTTAGCCAAGCAAATATTACTAAGTTCATTACTAAATCATCATGAGAACCAGATTCCGCTTCGTATGAGGATCCTCTTTTCGAAAAACGTGATAACTCTTGTATTGTGTTATAGTCTTGTACTATCAGCTGATTTTGTTCAATCAGCATTTTTAAAATAGAACAACCAACAGACTTAACAGATTTGGTTGTTCGAATTCCATTATCTACTTTTTTTCCAAAGCCGCTTGAAATGCGTTTACCATTTCGACCTGCGCTCTCAGTGTAAAGAAGATTCTCATAACCATAGTCCATTAAGAGTACGTCTGATACCTGTTCACCGATATCATTAATTTCGATTAAAACCGCACCCTCATTGTACATTAGTCCTACTCTATATATAACAGAAGCAAAATCGACCGGACCAACGAAGTTATCTCGAAAGACACATACTTGCTTGTATGGCATCTCAGTAATGTCGATCACATTAAATGTTGAATAGTCGAGACCTTTACCTCTCGATACGTCAACTGTTATTGCATATGTGCGACCTTCAATTGCCGCTTCATATTGTGTTAGCCCTTCTCGATCTTCGATAGGGCGAGAATAAGCAAGCTCTTTAAGTTTACTACCATCTATTAATGTGCCAGAACTACCTAAGAATTCTCCACAGTATTCTTGTTTAAACTTTTGCTCATCGAAGTCAAGAGCTTCTAATGTTTCCTGTCTCCACTTTTCATCACGACCAGGCACATCGGTCCAAGTTACCTTAACAAACTCGTAACCATTTGTTCCTTCTTCAGCGCCTTTACATGTTTTCCAAAAATGATTCAATCCGTTTGGTGTGGAAGTCATTAATAGTTTTGTACTCTCACCAGAAGAGATTGTAGGATATACTGAAGCGAAAAACTCATCGTATCCCTCAATAAACGCAACCTCATCAAGATACAAGAATGATATTGACTTACCTCGAATGGCTGATGAAGAAGTAGTACCTGCATAAATCTTGCAACCATTCTCAAGTACAATATTAAATTTGTTCCATTCTTCTACGCCCTGTTGCATCCACTTAGGTAATGCTTCATATGCAATCTTAACTCGATCAAGTACTTCTTTTGCAGCATCTCCTTTGTTAGCGAGAATAGCAACTGTTTTGTACTCATTGAATAAGATATAATGTAGAATCACAGCAACAGCTGTAGTCGTTTTACCAGCCTGTCGAGCTGTTAATACTGCTACTCGACGATTGTTTGTAATCTTTTCTGTAATTTCTTTTTGATAATCATACATATCAAGAGGAACAAATCCTCTATCAACATGTACAATTTTAATATAACTCTCAGCAAAGTAGATTGGGTCTTTTAAGCATTTCATATACTCCTTTAAATTGTCTGGAGTAAATTCAATCTGTTCACCAATTCGCTTTAGATTGTTATTACCAAGATAGCCACTACTCATCTTCACCCTTTATCATTTTAAGTAAGTCGGCAGTTGATACAATTAGATTATTATTCGTAACCTGAGTTTCTGCTTGCTTTTCTTCTTTAGCATATCTTTTCTTTGTTGACATTTCAACATAATCTTTGTTAGCGTCAAGTAGTGTTTTCATTAAAGTGGATACAACTTCAAAGGCTCGAGGTGATTCTGACTGCTTTGCAATTTCCACCATTTCTTTAACCGAGTCATCTCCAAGTTGAATAATATTCTCAATGTTTTTCTTAGCTAATTCGATATCCTTAAGGTTCTCATCAGCATTCTTTTCTGCTACGGTTGGGAGTTGAGGCTCAGCCACTTCAGCTGGAACCGGCAGGTTTTCAGCTGCAGCTGGAACCGGCAGGTTTTCAGCAGGTTTTATTTCTTCTTGATTAAAAGAATTGGCAGGAAGGGAAATCTTCATATCTTCTCTCGCATCTTCCAAGGGTCTCATACTTAATAACTCTGCTATTTTATCATCACTCATTTCAAGCACTCCTGTACACGCTTTCTCAAATCACTACTGCTAAAACGATGACCTCTTTGATTAAAGTATAGATCAATGTCTCTCATACGACAAATATCTTTCCCAGTAAAATCTTTATCGCGATACTCTTCGCCTAATATTCTTACATGAATTGTATATAATTCAAGTATGTCTTCTAAATCTTTTTCAGTTGAGTATGGAATGATCTCATCTACATAACTCACTGCTTTTAGTTGTGTATATCTTTCTACTATTGTTTGAGCAGGAGAGTTTTTGTTACTCCTATCAAGACCAGGATCCATTTGCAATCCTACCATCAAATAATCACATTGAGCTTTTGCATCTCTTAACATTTGTACATGGCCTGCATGCAGCAAATCAAATGCGCTACAGGTAAATCCAACCTTCATAATACATCCTTGTTAGGATGGCGGGGTATCCGATATCTGTTCGGCATAATCCCAGTCATCATCAAATTCAATTAAACTATAATCTACACTAAGTTCTTGTTTTGTCGTTGGTGTATTGTTAGCAGTCATCCCTGGCTGTAGAGTATAGAACTCCTCAAAGTCTGAGTTAACATCAGTGTCAGTTGCATAACGAACATCAACAAACTTAATAATACCTTTTTGCTTTTCTGGACCAAAGAACCAAGCCTTCATTGTAAAGTTTAAAGTATATAATATGCTTTGCCTTTCTTCAAATCCACCTTCATATAGATCTTCCATGCTAACACCATTTAGTATTAGTGGTATATCTATAGGTTCAAGACCATCGATCAATCGAACAGTTTGAGTAAAATCTGGTTGAAAGAATGGAATGATTTGCTCAAGAATTTTAGTAGCATCTTCTTGGTACTTAGTCATAATAAACAATTGGAAATCTAAATTGTATGGTGCACCAGCATATACAAACTTACGACCACCAACAGCATCATCAGTAACTGTTTTACGAATCTTAGTAATAGGTGAAATTTTACGTTCACCGTCGTAAGACATGCCGGTCATTTCAAACGACATACGAGGTAAAGTAATTGCAGCCTTTGCGCTGTAATCCGGATTCTGATCTAAGCGAGCTAGTATTTTTTGGAATGGTGCATAAGAAATTGGAACAATCATTCTTTTAGTAGTTGTTTGATTGTTGTCAATACGCTCTACAGTCAACTGATTAAAGTACGTGCCAAATAAAGCTACGTACTTTCGAGTTGTCGCATTATAGAAATAATTTGCAATCGCCATTATGAATCCTGAATAGTAATATTTTCGCTAAATGGATCTGACTCTGAGAAGTCGACTATGTTATCACCTTCAGTTTCAAATACGTAGTTACGTGCTAATGTGTCAGCACCATCTGTAACACCGAACTGATCGCCGGTTGTATTTGCAAGAGCTTGTAGAGTATCGGTTTGAGTTGTATCGATTTCATCAAAGTAATTATCAATAGCTTCGCGACCTGTTTCAAATCTTTGACCGCTGAATTCAATAAGTTCAGCCTTCATGTCAGATACTTGTAAAGCACCACTCTGGTAGAATACACTCTCGTGTTCTACGAACTTGATTTCAAACATTTTTTCGTTGAGTGGGAAGTAGATGAGATCGCCCTCGCGTGGACGTACCATTTCTGGTAGTTCGCGAGTAACAAACCTTTCGAATGTGCGATTCGCTACAGAGAACGTAACGGAGTCTCGTATTTGTAAACCAAACTTAGATAGGAAGTCACCTTCACCTTCAAACCCATCGACATTCTTAACATAGCATTCAAAGTGGAAGGTTTCGTCATATAGCGGCATGTCGTCTTCATTAAAAATATCATCACGGCCTGTTATAGAACGCTTAATGTAAATTATATCGACACCATACATACGAATGCTTTCGATAACTAAGTCATCGATAAGCTGTTGCTCATTAAAGTTATCGTAGTTTCGAAAGAATACATTAGTTGCCATGATTCAAAATCATCCAATGAAGTTATAGGTTAGAGGCTGGTAAGATCGAATTGCTTCTTCTTCCATTTTCTCGCGCTCAGCTTTTGCCTCTGATAATATTTGCTCTCCGTTAAATGATACACCGCCAACTAACTGCATACCACTAAATTTAGTAAGATTTGAACCCCAGTTTTCTTTGATTAGAATAGTGGAATAATTTTGCAACCAACGATCACCCCATACATCTGTGTATGTGTCGGCGTCAATAACATCATAAGCTTCAACAATAATGTATTCACCTACGGTAAGAAAGTTTTTGTCAACGTCAATAAACAGTTTATTAACATGCTTATTGTAACGAATCATTGGCTTACCTACTAGAATCTCTTGAAGAAATTGTAGGTGGCTCATTGCCATATAGTAGTTCTGTACATTGTAGCCAGTAATATCTTCAATGTTATTAAGTACAAATTGGTATTGTACATTAAACATACCAGAACCTGTTGAAAGGTTTGTACTAAGAGGAAAGATTCCTGAAATACCAAGGAGTGTTGGTGGCAAATCAATATAACCATTGGCAGCATCAGCTTCTGTGATTTGGTGCTTAAGGTATATTTGCTGGCTACCGTTGTAGTGGTAATCTCTCCAAAAAGATACAGCTTCTTCTACCCTGTCTTCAACCTGCTCATCAGCTACATTTATCTCAATTACAGGCGCGCCGAGTTTGCGTAAGCAATAGTCTTTAAACTCTTCTCTTGTCTGTGGTTGCGCCATGATTTATTCTCGTTGGTTTATATGATCTATTTATAAAGTGATCGGTTCACACTCAATTTGAATGACTTGATTCGGATAGTCAACTCTAAAAGCTTTAGCTAATTTAGTAAGTGTCCACTTATCTTCTTCATCAATTAAACAAAGAACTTTAGGGTTTTGATCTTCAGTCCCTTCCATAATACTAATTGTAAAATGATTTGATGCCATTGTTTTATTCCATTACTTGTATGTGAATTGCATTGTAGCAAGAGTGACGCCGTTGTCAGTAGTATATGGATCTTCTGTAATTACATCGTAAAATCGCGCAGCCCAGGGCTTATTTGAATGATAATTCATAAGCGAACCATTATGTACAAAATTAACTCGATATCCTACTACGCTCCATTGCGTAAAACAATCTTTACATGCTTGAATGTAATCCTCATCGAATAGCCAAGCTTTTGATCCGTCAGCATCTTCGCCATAGGTTGCATATATCCACGATACATAATCTGAAGTGTTAGTGTTAATTGCACCTACAGTAATATGAATAGGATGACCGTCTTTACGACCAATAGTACACTTGGAATTTACATTAGTTTGTTCAACTAAATTTTTACACATGGTGCGTAATGCTTCTCTTTTTTCTTCAGGTGTTTCAGGAGAGCCAGCCATCACCCAGTCAAAAGTACCTCCATCTAAGTAAGGTAAGCTTGAAGAAAATAGAGTATCAAATTCTTCACCATCTAAAATACTTACGTCTGTAAATTCAGTAACTGTAAAAGCCATTATTTAATTCCTCACCTATGATCTCTTGATTTCGTAGTAAACTGTACTACCATTCTTATCTGTTATACTATCCATTGCCTGCTCTGGAGTATATGTGTAGCCGCCTGTTGTATAGCTAGTGCTGTTGCCCATGGTTGTTAAAGTTACGCCGTCCCAAACATACGAGAAACCGCCGCCCGATGGAGCGACACAATAGAAGTTAGGCTGAATCACCCAGTTGTACATGGTGTCTTTTGCAGTATCTGCAATGGTGCCAGAGTTAGTAGCAACAATTGTACCGCTCGTGCTTCCTGTTCGTACATTAATAGTATAAGAATCTGTACCTTCAGTGATGAAGTCTCGAGTTGCTCTTACACTAATTATTCCTACGTTACTATTGACAGTAAAGCTACCGGATGTAGTATCAAACTCTGCTGTAGGTGTAATGTTCCAGTACAGCGTTGTTCCATTAGGCACGTTCGTAGTTGATACTGTGATGTCTTCATCCTGAGCCGTGCCACCTGAACCTTGCTCGTCTAATGCGGGACCTGCTACGGAGTAAGTCGCAGCAGGTGTAGTAGATGTATCATTAATTGTAAATGTATCAGTAGCAACAATTGAACCAGCTTGGCTGCCTGTTCTTAAATTTACAGTAGCTGTTTCAGATCCTTCGGTCGTAGTGTCAGCGGTAGGCGTTGCTGTAAAACTTGCTACTCCTTCTCCACTATTTGCATCGATTGAAATAGTAACACTGCCGGTACCAGTAGCAAAATCTGCTGGTGTGTCACCAGTACTAACTGACCAATATAATGTCGTTCCACCGGCAACCCCGGCAGTTGTGATGTTAAACGTACCAGCTGAACCTTCGTTAATAGAAGTTGGAGCAGCTATAATGTAAACCGCAGGAGGTGTAGTAGATGTATCATTAACATTAAATGTATCAGTAGCAACAATTGTACCGCTCGTGCTTCCTGTTCTTATTTCGACTTGTGCGGTTTCAGTTCCCTCAGTTGTAAGGTCAGCGGTAGGCGTTGCTGTAAACGAACCTGCATTTGAGTTAACAGTAAACGAGCCTGATGGATAAGTGCCACCGAAGTCAGCCGCTTGTGTTGTTCCGCCTGAAGGTACTCCGTTAAGCGTGTAGTATAGAGTTGTGCCGTTCGAAACATTTTGAGTTGTGACGTTAAACGTACCAGCTGAGCCTTCGTTAATAGAAGTCGGAGCAGCAACTGTGTATGTTGGTGAAGCTGTTTGCGAAGTATCATTAATTGTAACAGATGCAGAAGTTGCATTCTCGCCGGCGCCACCCTGTGGAACAGTCCATGTTACTGTTACAGTAAATGTCTCAGCACCTTCGGTTGTGGCATCTGCAACAGGTGTAACAGTAAATGTTCCTGCATTAGATGATGTATCGAATGCACCGGTTGTCGCGGCGAAATCTGCATTAGATGATGTAACATTATTAATCGTCCATGTTAACGTCTGACCATCAGGTATACCTGTTGTTGCTACGGTAAATGTAAGAGCACTTCCTTCATTAATGTTATTAGCAGCAGGTGTTACACTATCAATCGACGCAGTAAGTGATGTATCGAGAATGTCGAATGTGTCGGTAGCAACAACAGGTCCGCTAGTACTTCCTGTTCGAATAGAAATAGTACCGCCTTCAGTTCCCTCTGTCGTAGCATCTGCGTCAGCGGTTAGAGTAAATGTTCCTGCGTTTGCACTAATAGTAAATGAACCAGTCTCGTTGGTAAAGTCAGAAGTAGGTGTAGCTGACCAATATAAAGTCGTACCATTTGCTACGTTAGTTGTAGTAACATTAAACGCTGCAGATTGGGTTCCTTCACTAATGTTAGCCGGTGCGACAACTGCATAAGACGGTCCAGGTGTTTGCGAAGTATCTTTAACAACAAACGTATCAGTTGCTACAGTTGTACCTGATGTACTTGTTATTTTAATATTGATTGTAGAAGTCTCGTCACCTTCCGTGGTTTGATCAGCGTTTGGTGTTACAGTAAACGTTGCAGAGTTCGAGTTAACTGTAAAGTTACCAGAGCTCGCTGCAAAGTCGGACGCATTTGGTGTGATCGTCCAGTAAAGTGTCGTTCCATTAGCAAGGTTAGTTGTAGTTACAGTCATAGTGCCAGCGGAACCTTCATTAATTTCCGTAGGTGCAACAACCGTATAAGTCGGTGCAACTGACGTGTCATTAATATCGAATGTGTCAGTAGCAACAACTGTACCTGCTGTACTTCCAGTTCTTAGTGATATCGTTCCTGTTTCGGTTCCCTCTGTCGTATTATCAGCAGTCGGTGTTGCTGTAAACGAACCTGCATTTGAGTTAACAGTAACACTGCCGGATGCTGTTGCAAAATCAGCGGATGGCTCTATTGTCCAATATAATGTCGTTCCATTGGCAACCCCGCCAGTTGTGATGTTAAACGTACCAGCTGAACCTTCGTCAATATCATTAGGAGCAGTTATAGCGTAAGACGCGCCAATAGAGACGTCTCCAATAACAAAGGTATCATTTGCAACCTCAGTACCTACAACCGATCCAGTTCGTATCGAAACAGTTGCAGTTTCAGACCCTTCCGTAGTTGCGTCGGCGGTTGGTGTAAGAGTAAATGAGCCCGCATTGCTATTGATTGTAAAGCTGCCAGAAGATGAATTAAAGTCACCAGCTGGAATAACACTATAATACAAAGTCGTTCCATTAGCAACGTTGGTTGTGGTTACTGTCATAGTACCAGCCGAGCCTTCGTTCACAGTCGTTGGAGCTACAACGCTGTAAGTGGCAACCGGTGTAGTAGAAGTATCTTTAATTGTAAATGTTGTAGTATCAACAATTGTACCAGCTTGGCTACCAGTTCTTAAAGTTATGGTAGCAGTCTCATCACCTTCGGTTGTAGCATCTGCCGTGGGTAATACGGAGAATGATCCTGCATTACTGTTAATAGTAATGGTTCCGGAACTAGTAGCAAAATCTGCTGGTGTGTCACCAGTACTAACTTGCCAATATAAAGTTGTACCGTTAGCGACATTAGTAGTTGCTACGTTAACTGTGCCGGATGAACCTTCATTAATTTGTGATGGAGCAGAAAGAGTATAAGTTGGAGATGTCGAAGTATCATTAATGATAAATGTATCAGTCGCAACAACTGTACCACCGACACTACCAGTCCGTATTTTAATCGTTCCAGTTTCTTGACCTTCTGTTAAAGTGTCTGCAGTAGGTGTTACTGTAAATGATGCAGAGTTACTGTTGATTGTAAAGCTACCAGAGCTTGTTGCGAAGTCATTTGAATCTGATAAAGTATAATAAAGCGTAGTGCTATTAGCAACATTAGTAGTTGTTACCTGCATGGTTCCAGCAGAACCTTCGTCAATATCAGTAGGTGCGACAACTGCATAAGTAGGTGATGCTGGATCTACAACTTCTAATTGAGCAGAAGTCCTAGTTACGGCGGTACCACTTACTGTACCAGATACCGTGATCGCGAAAAATTCTGATCCTTCAACAACACCGTCTGAAGTAGGATCAACAATAAATGTTCCTGCATTACTGTTAATAGTAACTGTTCCAGTGGTATTATTAAAGTCAGCAGCGGAGGTTGTATTATCAACAATTGCCCAGTTCAATACAGTACCATTAGGAATATTTGATGTTGATACATTAATTGTTCGCGATGCACCTTCTACGAGTTGAGCAGGTGTCCCACTTAAAGAAACAGCATCAACAGTCGGTATAACATTCGAAGTATCATTAATTCTTACATACCCAGAGGTAGCACTGCTACTGTTTGGAGCATAATTGGCTAAAGCTCTAAAATCTTCAGGTCCTTCAGTTGCACTATCGGCTAAAACTGGAACAGAAAAAGTTCCTGCATTATTATTAATTGTAAACACGCCAGAAGTACTAGTAAAGTCAGCAGCGGCAGCAGCCGGATTTGCATTCCCTCCAATCACCACAGCCCACCCTAATGAAGTACCATTAGGTATGTTAGTAGTTGCAACAGTAAAAGTAGCAGAATTGCCTTCATCCACATCAGTAGGACCGGTGACACTATCAACGGTCCCAGTTATTAAATCTTGGAAAGTAACTGTTGAAGAAGTCTTTGATATGAAAACTGAGTTAACGACTCCTGATACTGTTACTTGCTTAGTTTCATCTCCTTCAACAACACCGTCTGCAACTGCAGTATATGTAAATGTTCCTGTGTTACTGTTAATAGTAACTGTTCCAGAATCAGGGGTAGTATCAGGATCATTTGAAACGGTGGTTGACCAATTTAAAGATGTACCATTAGGAATGTTTGTAGTAGATACAGTCCAAGTAATTACATTTCCTTCTTGAACAGGATTAGGACTGGCCGTAACCGTGTTTATCGACGCAGCCGGAATCGTCCCAATTGAATGAGAACCATTGAAACCTAAAAGTGATTTTAACGAAGGAGTCGCCATTTATTATCTCTTTACTTGTTGTGTACTACATAACCATTTACTATATATGTATCGTTCCCTTGATCACTTTCAGAATCAGGGCCTTCAACGTCTACAGAGTAAATGTTACATTGGCTATACGTTTCATTTATCGAAGTTATTGCTTCTTCGTAATAAGAATTCGTAATGAAATTATATTTGATTAGTCTATCGCCTATTTCAATTTTTGTTATATTTAACTCGGGCTGTTGACCTTGACCTGCTTCAGCATTAATACATTTCCATCCGTCGGTTGTTAAGAAAGGATGCGAGTCAGTAACAAAAGGTGTTTCAGCGTTAAAACCGTAGAGATTATATCTACCTGTGCGCCTTCTAAAATCTAAAATCTTATTTTCTACATCATCATTTCCAATTGCTATTTCATCGGATTGAACATCAGATATTTCGTTAGTGATTTGCTGTGCTTTCCATCCGTGATAAGCTTCTTCCATAGCTACTAACTTAACATTATCTCCGTTTTTAAGAGCAATTTTAGACTCACCAGTAAAACACGACCCAGTTGATGTAGCAGTGGCCTGAGCCGTTATTCTAAACGTAGCTAGTGCTGTGTCGTCATATCCAGTAGCACGACCCCAAAGCGTAAACGAGTGACCAACATTTGTCGTGGATTGATTACCACCACCGCCGGTAGCGGTAGCGATTCCACTACTTCCATAAACTGTCCAGCCAGTATGAGCGTTGCTTCCAGTTTTCCAGCCTGTGTCATTTAATGTAGGATTAGAAAGTGGACCATAAACAATCCTAACACCGGTTAGTGCTCCTGCGCTTACGAAACCTGCATAATCACCAGTAAATGCAATATAGGTGCCGCTACTAAGATAGTGAGTCGTATCACCGGTACCGCCGTAAAAATCGCCAGTGCCTATATCGGTGAGAGCGTCCGTATCCCAGCGAAGATATATTCTAGCTTCAGAGTTTGCTGCGCCGAAAGCGTCAAAGTTAACGGAGTCACTGTCTACCGCGACAAAGCCAATGGCAGGAGTATCATCCGCATTAAATGTTCCTGCAGGTATAGGGTTACCTGATGCTACAGGATCATCATATCCGAAATAAGAAGCTCGCAAATCAACACCTGACGTAGGAACACGAGCAGTACCTACTACCGTGATAAGCCAATATCTATGACTATTCCAAGTTGGCTCACCTGCAATAGGCCAGTATAAAGGACCTGTTTCCCTTTCATCAAATGCAGGATCATAAGCGTTCGAAGTTGTATCAAGTATGATATTAGTAATAGTACCGACACCATAGTTTGTAAACGTGTATGGATAGTTATTAGAACCCATAGTAATTTTAACGAAAGAATGATCACAGTCAATACTGCCTTGGCCTGCACCTAGAGTTTGAATGTTAGCTTCGAGATCGAAGTGACGACCTTCCATATCGGCGAAGTTGATCAGATCACCGTTGTTTGCTATTAACTCTTGACCACCTACTTTAATTGCCATTAGTTTACCCTTTAATCTTGATCATCATAAGGAACAGCAGTTCCTCGTACTACAACTGGAGTTGTTTTATCTGTGTTGTTGAAACAAAGCAACCATATTTTATGGCTTCCCCAATATGGCTCATTAGAATCAGGCCATTGAACATTACTAAACGACGGAGTAAATGCACTAGTGTTAGTATAGATCATTACATGAATTACTGCACCTTTAGTACTACTTAAATTTCCAAAACTAAAAGCGGTATTACCAGTTAAAGTATACATGTGCATTGGAGTTGTGCAATCAATCGTTTTAGTTCCAGTGACTGCGGTGTCAGTACTATAATTAGCTCGTAACTTTGTATACGTACCAGCGACGTAATCTACATCGATATCTCGAGTATCGCTTACTACTTCAGTTCCATTTATACTCAAAGCCATTTTGTTTATCCTGTCGTAGTAGGTTGAGCAGATGCTATTACTAAAGCACCATCAATACACTGCATACCAATTTCCCAAAAACTTGAGCTGCTCCAATTTGGCTCAGAACCATTTGCCCATAAAATGTTACTTGAGAATGTCGGTGTATACGTGTTTGTTCGTAGTCCAAATATTGTAGCCCGACCTGCATTTTTATTACTTTCGTTAAACGTTAAATTTTGCGACATTGAAATACTTTGCCAAGGATTGTAAAAATTAAGAGTAGCGGTCGCTCCACTTAAAGACATTGTGGAAACGTCGTTTGGACACAAATCACTATAGTTTCCAAAGCCATCGGTCATATTTACAAGTGAACCGTTCGGCGAAGAACTATCGTATATTTTAGATACTCCTGCTTGTTTGTATGCCATTTAATCTAATCCTCTTAGTATTTATTATAGCAGCTTATCTTCACAAAACGCTTCTCTGACCAGCAGCATAAGCTTCACATGTTATAATAAATGTCACTACTCTTGTTGGCGCATATAAGCCTTCTTCTTTCGCCCAACATTCTACTACATATTTACCACTATCAAATTCATCTGCCGCAACATCTGCTTCTGCTTGTCCAACTAATGTCACTTGAATGCCATCTTCAGCGTTTGGTGTTGCAACCCATCCGGTATCAGTCCTGGCTGTGTTACCATACCTTCCGTATATTAGTTTGACGTGAGATGGTTCAGAAGAACTAATGTTACCGTATAATACTTGATCCCCGCTATCACCTGCGGATACTGATAAAGGTTGTGGAATGTTTTGTGAATTATTATACCAAAATGCTGTTGTGTCTGCTCGAACCGCGTTACCAAAAACCTGCAATTGTTTTCTAGCTTCGCCTCCCTCGCCTGGCGCAGGATTGTAAAATACAGCTTTAATTTTTATTCTACACTCTGCTCGAGCTATAACAGTTTCGCCTGCTGTAGATTCAGCATCGCTTCGAAGCTTTATCGCGATGTCGGAAGCAGTACGATCGGTCTGGCCTGGAAATTGAAACCACCTAGCAATTGCAATTCCATTACGAAAATCTTGTAATCCTGAAGGATCACTGACTGTAATAGGTGAGCTTGACTGTGTTACACTTGTGCTGTCTACTGTTGCAGAACAACGTATTGTAAATTCCTCATCCCCTTCTGTAACTGAGTCATTATTTGATTGAATAATAAATGATGCTGTGCCATTACCACCTGCTTGTACGAATTCTCTAACAGTGTACAAATCGTTTCCGTCAGAATCGGTAGAGCCGGTAGCGGTCCCTAAATAATAGTTAGTTAGTCCTAGTTTATAGTTTGTTATCGGTGGATAATTTGGTGAATAACCTAGTCCTTCTGTGCCCTCGGCACCGGCTAAAGTTCCAAAGAATTGAAATGTATAAAGATTGTATATTGGATCGCTCTCAAAAATAGATACTGTTGCCCCATCAATGTCTTGATAACTTGATGAAATTGCACCTGCATTAATATCAACAGTACCTGAAGCTACTGACCAATCAGCAGAAGCAACTTGATTTGAAGAATTTCTTACTTCCCAACTAAGCTCAGTAGTGCCGTCTGGAAAGCCTGAAGTGGTAACACTAACTACCGTTTGATTACCTTCTGTTAATGTAAAGTCATCAGGAACAACGGACACGATTTGAGCACCGCCACCGCCGCCACCGCCACCCATAGAATTCATTATGGCGCCAATTGCTGAGTATGTATGTGGAACACTCATTAGGTCCATCCCTCCCAAGATATTACATAATATCCTGTTTCAATAATATTAGTACCATTAGCATCAGTAGCAATATCAAACTTCATTTTCATATTTCGAAAACCGTATGCTGGGGCACCTTGCCCGCCCATAGGGCCGACATACCTTTCGTATCTTCCAAAATCTCGGTTGGTTGTTAAAGGCCACCAAGATCCTAATGCCGGTCCACCACCTGTGTTTACAGTTCCATAGTTTACGTTTACTTCATATTGGTTGCCAGTAGTATGTTGAGTGGCGCGTATGTAATATGTTTGACTAGGTGTAATATTACACCACTCAGCAAAAGGTTCAGGACTTGAACCTGTGGGTGGTCCTATGAAATATATTCGTTGAATTTTTCCTTGAGGAGTAAACCTAAGCCTATGAGTACAGTACCATGCATCTCCACCCCATTGTGGCATCGGCCATAAACTGTTAGTGTCTTGTGGTACTGATGCTGTACCTGCTAAAGAAACAACCTCAGTAGGAGCAACATATGTTGAAGTATATCCTAAAGCGCTCGCTCTTACTTCGCTATTATTTACAGCCTGCATAGTAATTTGCCAATGTCTGTAATCTCCCCAAGAAGGTGTACCTCCGGTGAATGTAACTACATTTGGAAAATTAGGCGTGTGAGTGTCGGATGAAGTGTCTAACAGAAAAAGAGCGCATTTGCCGGTTGCTAAATTAGCTGGAGTAAAAGTTCGATCTTGCGTCATATTATGATACATGCAAGGCTTTTCAAAATCCATTATACCTGTAATTTCTTCAGGCTTTGGCTGAAAATTATCGTACTGCCCATAACCACCCGTAACGTTAATTAAAGATGATGAATCGTTAATGACTGGATTCGAGCCTACATCTACTGACATTTTGTAAGCTCCTTAAGCGTCGTAACCTGTGGCAGCAGCTCTTATGGTTGATGCATCCCAAGCAACCAAGGCAACATTCCAATACCTATGATCACCCCATACTGGCTGAGAATCGTCTGGCCATTTTACATTTGAAGAAAAAACTGGAGTGTGGCTTGAAGCTGAAGTGTCGAGAGCTACTATAGTAGTGTGTCCACCAACAAGATCGGTAGCATTAAATGTAGCTCCTGCCGTAAGTGTAACATTATATAAAGCTTTGTTCATGCTAATAGTGGTAGCACCACTTGCATTTAAAGCAGTAGCATTTGGATGAAAGCCGTCGTAGTTACCAGAAGCACCTGTTATATTAGAGAGCTCTCGATCATTAGTAATGACTTCATTACTTCCGACATAAATTCCCATTAAAAACTCCGAATGTTAGTTTTGTTATTCTTACCTGTATTTATACTAATCCCGTCGTTCGATGTCTTCTTCTGATAACTCGTCGCCTAGCCATACTTCAATAACTTTGGCAGGTTCTTCGCCTACATTGGTTGCTTTATGCCAAACACCAATTGGAATATCAATGCTTTGGCCTGCCCAATAAATGCGAGACTCTTTTCGTTTGGTGGTTTCACCATAGTCGAGCTCCATTAAAATAGCACCTGATACTACATGCCAGTGCTCAGACCTTTTAAAATGTCGTTGATCGCTAAGTGATCTACCAACATCAAAGCTTAATTCTTTAACAGCCCATGTACAATTTGAATCAAGTACTTTATATGTACCCCATTTGCGTTGAGTCGTAGGTTGAGCCCATTCTTTTAATATCCAACTACTTGAATTCTTTTTATCTTCACCACCTACTCCGAATGCAAATTCAACATCTTCGAATATCATTTCTGGAATGTTTTCTTTAGTCCTATCACCACCATTAGCAAATACAATTACTTCGTTTTGATACTTTTCTTTTACTTGACGAATAGCATCAATAGCTGAGTCATCTGAATCATCAAACGCTATTACCTCATCTACACATGTCATTGCACTTAATATTGCAGCTCTTTCTGACCAAGGCATAAACTCTCTACCCTTTTTACGTCTAAGCCATTCGTCTGAGTTTACACCGACAACTAAACGAGTACCTTCCAGAGAAGCGTTTTGCAAGTAGGCAATATGTCCACTGTGTATTGGATCAAAGCCTCCTGTTACAATTACGGTTATCATCATAATACCCTCTCATTTTCTTCTGTTAATTCTTCCATAAAGTAGTCCCACACAAAGTTTACATCACCACCTTTCGTTCTCATTAGTGGATCGATGTCTACAATATCAGGATGCACAAACCAATCTTCATATGAGTACAACTCATTCATAGCTAAATCATTTACCATTAAGATGTAGCCATGCTCTTTCAAGATGCTTCTAGCCTCATCTCGTCTTTCAGGTCCAGATCTATATGCATCATGTTCAAAGGTGATTACGCCAAACTTGTGGGTCTCCAGCGGTAGTCTTTTAAGAGTATCTAAAGAAGCGTCGTCACAATCAATTTGCAGATAGTCGGTATGATGATTAACGCAATGCTTATCGAATAAGTCTGAGTATCCTATCTGACGAGCATCAGCATTAATGATTGTATTAAGACGTTCTTCTCTAAACTTATAACATAGTGCTGGCTTCATATCGATACTAATTCCTTTCCAGCCAAAGTCTTTCTCTAACAATGCTGTATTACTATGTATGATCGGATCACCGGAACCAATTTCAAGATATGTGCCATTGCGCTTACCATTGAGACAAGCTAATACAAACATGTCTTGCATATGCTTAGAATAGTTTCTATCAATTGTTTCATAGCCTGGGAAAGGATATTTGAAACGATGCTTATCTTCATGTTGAAATTGAAGAACATCAGGAAAACCTACTTGTGTCATAAGCTTATGGACTTTCCATTTAAAATCTGGATCATCTTCAATATAAGTTTTACCGTAAAAGTCAAACATTTCTCTACGGCCTTGCTGAGTTCCAGTAATATACCACTTTGCCATAGCCTTTTGAAATGCCATGTGCTTGATGCCAGGATATTCTACACCAATATCATCGAAATAATGGGCTTTCATACCAACGGTGGCAAAATAGTAAGATTGCTTCCATGCTTGACGATCTTCATAAAAACGAGAAAGGTAATAGAGAGCTTCAGGTCTTTCTGGAAATATAGCTGCCGCATCCATATAAGCACCTTCGACAGTATAACCTCTATTTCCTTGTCGATTATAACAACGACCAATTTGGATCATGGCTTTATATTGAAGAAGTCTATCTTGAGTAAGATCGGCTGCTTTTAAATAAAGAGAGATTGCCATTGCACCGTTTTTAATTCGATCATATTCTTCAGCAAGGTCATATACCTTTTGCGGATTTTTAGGATCAAGGCAATGTTTGTTTAATAATTCTTGTAACATAATTTAGCCCCTCGCCACAAAGTCAAAGAAAACGTCTTCAGGCATTTTCAGTATATAAGTTCCGTTGTCTTGATAGCCGTAAGCAATCAATACATTACCATCAATAAACGTTATTCCCGTTGCAAACTCGATGTTATATTCATAGCCACTAGAGTAATCAATTTGAGTACCCATGAAGTGGAAGTCTTCAGTGTTATGAATAATATTCCAATCCTCATCCCATACAATTACTCGATGATTGTAGTGACCATCCTTTCGATAAAATACGTCTTTAAGCAAGTCAACTTCGTGAGTAAGACACATGCGTCTACCATCACCAATTGGAAAAACCTGTGTACCACCACGTAGATCTCGACCAAATTGTGTGTAGAACTTATCATGCTCGCAATGAACTGTTTCAGTAGTGCGTTCTTCAATGTTGTACTTTATAACTTCGGTTGGATTACACCACTTGACAAAATGGAATGGCATGTCAATAACAGGCATCCAATTCTTTTCGCAATAAGTATCATCTTCGCCTGGAGCAGGAATAGGATTACGAGATACTTCTTGCCACTCGTTATCAATCCATTCAATCTCACACATTTCCATACGACCTTTGCCTTTGTCATCATAGCAATCACGCCGAACACCACAAAGATATAGACGTCCTTCCCATGCAAACAGACGACCATCTTCAAGACCAATAAAGTTCCATGTAGGATCAGTATCAAGATTCATTTTAATGCGGCTGGCTTTTATCACATTCATATTACCATCGAGCTCACACATAATATTGTGAGTCCTTAAAGTAACATCGTTTTCAGGATGAATGTATTGCAGTGGTCCCCAAGTATGTGGGAACTGCTTACCTTCTGAGTGGTAGAGAGTATAATTAACGTGGCGAACGTTCATAAGAATCCGACCTTCATGTACGAAGATCGAAGGATTCATTATGCCGGTTTCATTCGTTAACTCGTGGGGTAGCGTGATTGGATGTATACTACCGCCTCTTTGCAGAGCGTAGTACACAAGGCCGTGATGGCGCAGATCATGCATATATGCCTCCATAATAAAAATGCAAATACGTTATAATTTAATGAACTATTATAACATTATTTATGTCAACTGTCAACTGTTTTTTTAAGACCAAGGAACCGCGCGTTGAGTCGTAAATGCCTTGTTGATTTTCTCCATGATCTTGGCATCATATCGAGCCATTTGATCTGAAGTAATAGTAGATTCGAGCCAGCCGATAACCGCTTCTTCAGTGAGAGCATCAAAGTCTACAAAGTCTCCGCTAGAAACAGCTTCTGCTGACATGATGGTGTACCCAAGGATAGTGGAACTATTATCGAATCCATCTATCCCGGTACGTCTCCACCTAATCTTAACAACGGCATTTGAAAGGAGATCCCCATCACCATTAGTCTGGTCTCGGGTACTCATTTTAGTTATTTGCCAACTGTATCTCATATCAATTCCTATTTAGTTGATATATTGAGTTGGGAGAATTACTCTCCATCATCCGTTGGAGCAGGCTCAAGAGGTGCTGGTGGAACAGGTGTTACTGGCTCACCGCCCCAAGGCATTTCATGAACTTCTTCTTCTTGCTCTATATCGATTTGATTCATGATACGCTCATCGATGTGCTCTTTGTAAGGAGGATCGTTATTCACGACATTCTGAATCCAACCTAGAACATCTTCTTCTTGAAGAGATTCAAATGAAGTAAATTCACCAGCTGGAACTGCTGCTGCAGTGAAAGGAGTTGCACCAGCAAACTCACCTTGCTTTCCGTCGCTGTCTGTTCCAACTACTTTCCAATATGTTTGTACGACTGCTCCTTGGAGCGTGTCACCGTCTGCGTTAACTTGATCTCGCTTTTTGAGACCAGTAACTGACCATGTATACGTTAATGCCATAATTTTTCTCCGTTAATTTAAGAGGAATGGGTAAAAAGTTTATTTATACTAACCTTTCTATTTATTAAAAAAAGACTGTTCATCTACATCATGCTTACCAATTGGGCATGTGTTTCCTTTTAGTCTCGCTTTGAGAGTCATAATACATTTGCAGACATTGCATTGCCTAAGCTTTGCATTGTACTTTTCACAACTCTCGCATATCTCGATTTTGCGCTGGTATGTTTTTCTATCGACTAACATTGGCGCTATAATCATTTTCAAGCAATGCTTGTTGAACAAAGATATGCTTATTTTCTTTGTCGGTATCAAACTGCTTAGCGCAGTGTTCTTTGTTGAATGTCATACTATCATACACATCTTTATATATGTCAGATGGTAGCATTCGTATTCCTTGCATCACCTGATACCAAGATGAAGCATTGAAAAAGCGATCAATAATGTCAGCAGCACCTAGAGGATACTTAGACCATTTTGCTAAATCTTTTTGTAAACCAGGAGGTGCTTTTTCTACTGAGAATTTATTCCAAAACTCAGTGTCATTGCGTTCCGTTATATAGTGCAAGTAAACAAAATTATGAATCTCTTTTGAAATATCATTCCACTTTTCGTTAAACTGATCTCGATAAGTATCGTCTAAGTCAAGTAATAGATTAGGCATAATGATCGACTCAACAATTGACATTGAAGTTGAGAATATCGATGTAGCTTCAAGTGGTTCAATAAATCCAGCAGAAAGTCCTAATGCAATACAGTTACCTATCCAAGCTTTTTCGTAATAGCCTGATTCAAATTTAAAAACAGTGTCTGGTATTTTAGCGTTAGGAAATTTTTCAAGTATTTCCTTTCGAACTTCTTCATCAGAAATAAAGCTGCTATCAAAAGTATATCCACACCCATAACGTTCTTGAGTAGGAATAACCCAGCACCATCCATATTTCATTGCTATTGATTCTGTATAAGGAGGTAATACATCTTCTTCATGTGGTATAATAAATGGTATTGCACGATCTACGGTTTTATAATCGTTAAAGTCAATCCACTTGGGATTCAATTTAGAGATAATAGTTTTTCGAAATCCTGTACAATCATATACTATATCACATTCGTACTCATGATTTTTAGATAATAACTTTTGTACTATATCACCATCGAGTACTACATCTTCAATAATATCATCAACTATTTTAATACCACGAGCACCACCTTGTTCTCTTAGAAAGGATGCTAGCATTTTAGCGTCAAAATGTAATGCAAAAGGTTCGACAATTTCTAAAGCATCATTCTGCATCATAAAAGGATTCTTACGATCTTTACACATCATATACTGTAATGTTGATTCAGCAATATGCTCGTCTCGTTTGATTGATTCAAGTATTCGAATAGGAACATAGCTTTGTCTTATATTCGAAGGATGATCATGTAAGTCAGCATTGGAATGAAAGATGTGATAATAATCTTCGCCATCACCGTTCCAGTTATCAAAACGAATCGCATGTTTTGTAGTAGCACTACAGAATCTTACTAGAGCCATATAATCGATTTGAATCATATCTAATATATCGAGAATGTTAGGTACTGTTCCTTCACCTGCTCCTAACACACCTATTGCTGAGCTTTCAATTACTGTAACTTGACAATCAGGTATATATCTTTCAGCAAAGAGTGCTGCAAGCCAACCGGCTGTGCCACCACCCACAATCACAACATTTTTCATTTATATTCTTTCCTATGCCAAAACCAAGTCTTATATCTATTACGGCTTAATGTACCTTCGATCAGTTTGTCTGATTTTGTGAATTCAATGTTTTGTTCTGGTGTCATTATATGCTGGACTTCATGCGTCCACTTTTCTCGTTTGAAAGGTATAATTTGAACCATAGGACTGCCACCTTTAATAATGAACTCGTCGCCAGGTTTACATTTCAACATAGCTGGAAATAAGATATTCGTCTGATAAACGTCAGTGTCAACTACACCAGATTGTACTTCCCACTTATCAATCCCTTGGTGTTGAGGATGTAAGAACATGCAAGAAATACCGGGAGGTGTTTTCATAACCCAAGGATTAATAAACTTATAAACCTTATCTGCGCTATAACCTTGTTTCCAATAGGGATGCTCAGACGTTTGTGATCGAGCATGAAATCCAATTGGTTCATGACCATCTAATTCTTTTACACCGGTATGTATGCCTATAACTTCTTCACCAGAATCTGGATCTATTATACATTTAACTGCAATATCATAGGGGAAAGGAATGATATATCCACTCGTCATCATTTCACGAAATGGAATGCATCTTTTAACTGTAGGAGTATAAGCAGGCCGGATACTATCTTCGACGAAGACGTGAGTTTTGGATTCTCTACCCGAGTAAGGTTTTTGATTCTTAAACCATTCAGGTATAAATTTCATCGCAGGCGCTGGCTCGTGAGCCATAGGTCCTAGATTTGAAGTGAAGGTCACTTCGTTTTTTCTTGTTAGCCAAGATTTCAAAAGACTAAACATAATATACTCCAAAAAATTAGGTTGGTACTATAGATTCCCCGCCTGATACGGTATTAATATCTATATTACCATTCAACCAATTATCTAGCATGACTTCAAGAGGTCCGGTCGTTTCATGAGCACCAAGTGCTTCCCACATTCTATAACCGTTTTCAAAATTTAATATTGAAGGAACAACAGGAGGCGCACATAAAGGAAGGGTAAGATCATCTGCTTCGAGCTTACAAAAATTAATGCCTGGATAATCGGCTACTATATTTTCAATTGCTTCTTCCCATGCAGCACAACCAGCACAGCCGGGATTAACCAGCATGACCGAATCTAATATAAGAGTAGAACGATCTTCAGGGCCTCGTTTAGCCAGCAATTCTTCTGCAGTAACATAGGGTAAAGCCATAATATTTCCTTTTTATGTATAACCATTAGAGGTTGCTGTTACGCCATTATAATAGCATCTATTCACTGATACTTTCATATACGCATTACCACCACAACCATAATCTTTTTCCATGAAAAACATCCAAGCGCCATCGTAGTGAAAGACACCGACTCTACCGTTTTGGTTATTAGGATTCACGTTATTATTGTTTGTGCGACCTTCATAACTAAAACCACCCGGGCAATTAGCTGGAGTTCTGTAATTTGCGCTATTCGAGTTCCAATTCCAACACGGCCCATTTCCAATTTGAGCGGTGTTATTATAGAGTCTCCGAGTTGACGTATAACCGTACGTGCTAGTCCCTAAGTTGTATTGTCTGCCATCACCATATACCCGTCCACCTGAATCTTGAAATTCGTTCCATATTGAATATCTTTCGGCGGCAGTTTGTTCACCTAAAAACATATTGCTACTGTCTGTATTATAAACAATACACCAGCGATAACGCTCAGGTCTGTTGCCATCATTGCCTGGCCCGTATCGACTAAGATAACGTTGACCTGATGGTAATACTCTGCTCATTTTATTCCTCTACAATATGTTAAACTGAGAATATTTTGTAAACAAATCGTCGCCTAATACTTTTCTTGGATCTTGAGATATTTTCTCAATTTTAGGACGAACAACGTGAAGATCTTTTATTCCCCAGTTTTCATCCGGCTCCTCGAGGTATGTTTGTACATTTTCAAAATCATGTTTTGGAGGATCAAGTTCAAGATACTCCCATATATCGTTCATAGTTTGTTCTGTATTATTTATAAGATCATCGTAATTTACAATATGAACTAAATGCGGAAACCTATCAATTGCGCCTTTACAACTTTCATAGCCATAGTCTTTAAAATTATTCCATATTTGCTCAGTGCGATTCTCAGTATTAATTTTTATGTTTTCTTTAAAAAGCTGAACGTCAACGTGGTTCTTAGGATCTTTATCCATTAAGGTAATAAACGACGTTAAAATGTCAGGAATAGGTCTATAGGTAACTATTACTTTTGGTGTTGGGTTAATAAATGCTTCTATAGCTTGTATATTATAACCCCATCCTCGGCTTTTGTCAACTATATACTTCTTTTTTACCGGTGAGTACCAACCTTCAAACATATACTTAAATATGCGCTGATTCATTTCATCCATGTCCCAGTCACCGCGATATCCATTTTCTTGCAACACACCATATAGATCATGCATAACACGGTTCAACGGACTGGTCGCAGAGACATAAAATTCTGGATGCTGGGAAAGCAAGGAACCGAGTAAAGTAGATCCGGTCCTTGGCATTCCCGTAAGATAAAAATACCGACTCATATCAAACATAATTTAACCCTTCAATAGTTGTTGTACCATTCCTTTCAATTCTTCAATTTGGTTGGCTTGACTATCGATTTGCTCTTGTTGTTCTTTAACTGCTTCAACTAAGAGACCAACCAGGTGTCCGTATTCAATAGAAAGAACATCTTCAATACCATCGTTATGAGCTGGTTTAGATGCCGGTGCATTTGGATCATCACTTGTATTATCAGACGTGTCTTGTACAACAACAACTTCTGGAATAACTTCTTGAACTTCCTGAGCAATAAGACCAATATCCTTATCACCCGAGTCTTTCCAGTTATATTCAACACCGCGAAGTTTCTTAACTTTATCTACAGCGTTTTCAATAGTAACAATATTCTCTTTTAGCCTTTCATCAGAAGAGTAGAAGAAGCCTTGAGCCTGAATACCATTTGTACGAGTACGAAGTTTTTCAGAACCGTCGTGGTAAAGAATACAGTAAGAGTTGAGATCGAATCTCATCATCCATTCGTTATTAACGTCGTTGTACATACCAGCAACGCCGCCATTGTTGTGCATCATTACAACACGATCACCAATCGAGAATCCTTCGTATCCGCCGCGTGACGCGCCATCAACACAGAATGAACCATAGTTACCATCAGGTGATCTTAATACAACACCATCATTCAGAGTAATACGACCCATTCGAGAAGTATTCTCTGTTCCTCGAATGTCAATTAACATGGCGGTGTTACTTCTGTAATATCGAAGACCGTTATCCTGAACAGTAGCATTGACATACATTGTTCCACCTACATACCAGTTAATATATGTAGAATATCCAGACCTTGAATCTAAATGTAAGTTACCATTAGTTGTTGCAACAGAAGCATAAGAACCAGTCCAATGTCCGTTACCACCAACATACAGATATTGTCCCCAAGATGGGTTAGGTCCATGTAATGTACCACCTCGAATACGAAGGGCAGAGTTACTTGTTGAGTTAGGATCTAAGTAGTAGCCAGTATCGTTCCAATCATAATAAATTGGAGTACGAACATCAGAACTGAATACCGCTCTACTTGATATAGCAGCTCTAAATGAACCATTGTTAATAATCAACATACCATGGTCATTCAGTTGATTCGCACCACCTAGTCCACCAGCATTTGGATGTGACCAACCAATACCGTACATATTTGCAGCAGAGGTACCAGCAGAGTTCGGTCTATAAGAGGAACCCATTGCGAATACTAATTGTAATCTTGTAGAAGTATATGTTCCGGTTACACCTAATCCATAATTGTTAAATGTGTGATAACCGTTTTGATTAGTGGTATTGATTATAGAAGTACTCGCCGGATCGATATAATAACCAGTATTATTAGTATCGTAATACCGGCCTGCATACATTGAACCACCGTTACCATTGTTTTCATCAAGTACCGGAATTGTTCTCCAAGTTCTCCAACCACCCCATGCACTTCTGAATCGTAAGTTGGTAATTGGTCCACCAACCATCTGCCAGCCATAACCACTTGTGTTAGAACTACGATAGTGATATGATTGAATGCCAACCCAGTGAGAAGTACCTGAAGGCTGGTTGCCTGGATTAGACCAAGAATCAATAAAGCCTGAACCCCAAGTACTAACAACGTTCATGTCCTGGGTTCCCCAACCCATTGCACCAGTCCAATAGTTGGTATCTGATGTTATTCGAGGACGTGCTCTATAGTACTCACCACTATTACGCGTATGGCCAGGCTGATTGATCCAAGCCATCGTACGGTTGTTAACACCTTCAAATCTTGTGCTGTGACCAGATGCTGGATCAATGTAGTAACCACTATTGTTTGAATCGTAGAAGATAGTACCGTAAATAGCACCATCACTACCAAAGTACTTGCTACCGTTCCAGTAGTTTTCTTTCAGAATGGCTCGGCCATTCATGTACATTTCATTTACGTTAAAGTAGAAGTTACTACGATCGGTGTAAATGTGTGCGTGAGAACCGTTAGCCGGACCAAACTCGATGTATCCATAAGGAGTCTGGTGTCTCCATCCCCAAGAACCGCCATGTAAGTAGTATCCACTGTTTCCGTAATCAATACTTGACAGTCGACTTCTTCCTGCTGGATCACAGAAGTAGTTCGAGTTATTTGAATCATAGAAGATATCAGCGTAAAGACCACCGGTGTTATTGCTGTTTTCTCCCATTACTGGAATTGTACGCCAAGTTCTAAATGATGACCAAGTACTACGGAATCTTAAGTTAGTAACTGGTCCACCAACCATCTGCCAACCATATCGAGCTGAACCATTAGTATAGTGGTATGCCTGCATTCCAACCCAGTGAGATGTACCTGAAGGCTGGTTGCCTGGATTACTCCAAGAATCAATAAAGCCTGAACCCCAGTCGGCAACCGTGTTCATGTCAACACGGCTCCAACCCATTGCGCCGGTCCAGTAGTTCGTGTCACCTGTAATACGAGGACGTGCTTTGTAGTATTCAGCACTTGATCTTGTTTGACCAGATAGTGCCTGGAATGCCATTGTTAAGTTATCTACACCACGGAATCTTGAACTATTATCTGAAGCACCATTCCAACGATAACCAGTATCATCTAAATCATAGAAGAGTGGAGCACGAGCAGAACCACGCATGACTGTATAGCCATAAGTAAATTCATTATAACTTCCATTCCAATAGTATATCCAACCACGACTATTGTCGTGTATACCTACGTTATCGCCGCCAGTTGACATGAACACGTGGCGAGAACCGATACCCCAACCTGACCAGCCGTTTCGACCAGTATTATATGTAGTTACGTTACCGTAAGAGTTACCACCTGCTTCTGGAGCCCACATTCCCTTTCCATAATCTTGGAAGTAGAATCCAGTACTGCCTTGAGCACGGAACCAGTTATTAGCGAGAACGTAGTGGAACTGAGACGTTGAATTAAAGTTTCCGTAATATCCAGTGTTGTCACGATCATAGAAAATCGGAGCTCGAATATCTGAGATGTGATCTAAGTAGTCAGTATTAATTCTGCTGTATGTCGTGTTTTGATAACGAACATCGAGCATTGTAGTGTTGTCAGAACTAATTGAGTCACTATCAATAACAGTTCTTGCTTGCAATCTAATGTAGTCTGAAGAACCTAGACCATCGTTTTCAGAACCAATAACCATGGCTCCATTTTCACCAGTGTTATCATAGTCTGGATCATATGTAATGTAACCAAAGTCAGAAGGTGCATTAACACCTGAACGGAAGTAGAGTGATACCGGTTGATCGTTACCTGAGTGGAATTCAGCAGCAACATTACCCATGTACTCGGCAAGTCGCCCGCCGGCGTAAGCGGCTGATCCACCTGAATCACCTTCTCGACCTATGAACTGAGTACGACCATAGAACTCAACTCGCTGTAATCTGGATGTACCATTAGGATCGAGATAACGACCTGTGTTATTAGTATCATAGAAGATTGGAGCACGGAATGATCCAAACGTACTAACATAACCAAGAGAGTTATTAATGTAGCCGTCGTATGCTAAGTACCATGCTTGTGTTGGGTAACTATCATTACCACCGATTGCTGCATACCAGCTTGATCTTCCACCGCCCCATCCACTTGCATACTTATAAAGTCCAGTGTTAACATGAGTGCGATAACCAGAACTATAAAGAGCAGTCTGGTGAGTAAGTGGTAAGTAACGACTTGTTCCACCGACATTGTAATCTCTATTACGAGTAGAAATTGGAGCGTTAGTCAATCCACTGATTGATGTTGACCAGTAATCTGTCGGATCATTAGCGTAGAATTGACCATTAGATGTTAATGTACTAACAACTTCTAATGTATTAAGTCTTGTATTTGAACGAGGATCAGTGTAGTAAGCACTATCATTATAGTCATACATGATTGGAACATCAAGACGACCACTTATTAAGACCTGACCGTTACCACGAATAATTTGGTTCCAAGATCCACCGAATCCACCATCACGGAAGATAATGTCTTCGTTACCTGACGTTGCAAATTCGAAGTGAGAATCATCAGACTCAGTTGCACGAATATATCCACGTAAGTTACCTGAACTTGTATAGAAGTAAGCAGGTGCACCACCAAGATAGTTAATTCGATCTACACTCAGTGTATTCATTCTCGATGTTGAGTTAGGATCTGCGTAGTAGTTCGTGTTATCACTATCATAGTAACGTTTTGCGTACATATCCCCAGTGTTAATATTCTGGTTGTATGTTGCAGTTACCTTCATCACTATCGTACGTTCTTTAGTACGACCTCCAGGCAGGCTAGAGTTTGTAATGTTAGTTACAAGGTTACGATCATCACCACCTGCGTCTCGTACGTGCACCGAGAAAGAGTTCCAGTAAGAAACACGTGGCCACCAGAAATGTAGTGTTCCGTTATATTGGAACACTTGCATGTCAGCAAAGCCAGGCTTACCAAAGTGCTGTCCAGAATAGTTGATAATAGTATCGTAGTACAAGTAACCCTGAGCAGTAAAGCTAAATGGTGGATCACCCGAGTAAGACTTACCTGTTGCTTCAAGTACGAACGAAGCACCGCTAGTTGCCGTCGCAGGAATACTTGTTGATACTAACGTACCTAATGTAAAGTCAGAACCTGAATGTCTATAAGTTCTTACATAATTTCCGCGGAGACGCAGATCATACAACTCAGATGTATTATCACCATGTATGTAGTAGTTTGTATTATTTCGATCATAGAAAATTGGAGCTCTAAACGAGTTTTCAGTATACACCTGTCGGTCATTTTGGATCCACATAATGGAAACGTTATTACCGCTACTCCAACCACGACCAATACCATAGTGTGGGTTTGTTTGGTTAGGTGAATAACCGAAGTGTAATGATGTTGCATTAGTACCAGCAATACCAATTACCCAATGCTTAAAGTTACCTGAAGAAGCATTTGCACTATCGTAAGCAGCAAATCTTAATGTTGGACCGTGAGTACCATTACTAATCTGAGTCGACATAAGATTCAACTGAGGATACTGGCCTTTAATAACCAGATCCGGCCTGTTGAGCGCTGAGCCTTCCAAGATTCCGTTATATAAATTAGTTTCGTCACCAATATGTAATCTATGAACTATACGCTGTTGTAAGAATCTTGAAGTAGCATTTGGATTAGCATAGTAAGCAGTATCTTGGATGTCATAGAATATCTGAGCTCTTGCGTCTCCAGCCATAACATATAAGTTACTACTTTCAACACGAGTGTGTGTATCACCTCGACCGACAGAGAATAGCAGAGAACTTAAATCTTCGTTGTTGTAGAAACGAGTACCACCGTAGACTGCCTGAGCACCCATACGAATACCTGTATGCCACCTTAGATCAAGCTTGGTGTAGTTGCCACCGTAGTTTTCCATGTTGGTGCCGATGAAATAATTGCCTGCAGCATTACTATCACCACCACCAAACATTAACCTTGCACCAGTGGTGCTACTGTATGGGTTGTTTTGGAATGTACCACCAATTACAACTTGACCAGCAGTTCGCATACTATTAATTCGCGATTCTGCGTGAGGATTCGTGTAGTAAGCAGTGTCATCAGTATCGTAGAAAATTGGAGCTCTTACACTTGCAGCCGATTCAATAATACCTTGAGCATCAATACGATCGAGTGCGCGGATATCATCTGCTAACAAATTAGATTCAGCATTACGTCGCTTAAGCATAATACCACCGTATTGGCGAAGAGCGCCACCGGCATTATAGTTCATTAAGATACGAATTCTTACATAGTAACAACCACCGCCGTCTGAACCATTATAAGGTGTATGTGATGATGGTATTGTTGTATGACCACGTTGTGTCTGCCAACTAGTGTTCGTAAAATTGCTACCGCCAGATACGAAGTATGTTGTACCTGTGTTACCAGCAATAGCTCTCTTCTGACTATCAAATCTTTCAATACCGTAGTATAATAAACCACCTGAGCCTGAAATTAGTTTATGGGAAATCTCACCATAAATCTCTTCACCTGGGGCAACAGGAATATAATCAGAGTAGAATGTTCTATAAGCGGCCGATTGAAGAACATATGATCCAGCAAATGGACCGTCTGTTGTTCTTACAAATTCTGATGTCGTACCTGTAAGAGCGCTTTCGTTATCTGCCATTGGCTTAATAACACGCTTGTCAAAGTATTCTGTAGCATCAAATAGTACTAAGTCTGCTCCACCTGAACCGTATGACTTAATAAGACCAATGTTTTCGTTTCCACCATTTAGTAAGAAGTTACCAGCAGAAACATTACCGATGAAGTGTGCATTACCGTTATCAAGGTCAATACTTGCTCTTAATTGACCTGAACCTACAAATACAATCTCATTTGGATTAGAAGTACTAAAGTGTGAATAAGCAGGATTATCATTACCAGCCCAGAAGATACCCCAGTTGCTAGCTGTTTGCCAGATCCAGTGAGTATAATCTTGAGCTCTTAATAGAACATTATTACTGCCATTGCCCGAAGTTTGGAATCCTAATCTATCGTAAATGCCATTGACGCGAACGGCCGTGCTTGTGTTTCCACTTGCAAAGTTTCCATAATAGTTCGTGTCATTTGAATCATAATAGATTGGTGCTCGCATTTGGTTATTAGCGAGGAAATAACCATTTTCTGTTTCAGCCTGTTTTGTGCCATTAAAGTGAAGCTCAGTAGATCCACCACGACGCCAGATTGTCATCCATTCATTGTCGATGTCATTGTAGATGCCGGCCTCATCAGCACTGCTTGACATGAATACAAATCTGTCAGCAATAGAATAACCTTGCCATCCACCTTTACCACTACCATGAACAGACATTGAACCGTAATTACCGCCCGGCCAATCCATGTAAGTATCAGTACTATTATCGTATGCAAAATAAATTCGGTTTGTTCTCAGCGTAGCAAGACGAGAAGTACTGTTTGGATCCACAAAATAGTTAGTGTCATTTCGATCATAGAAGAGCGGTGCTCGCATATCGCCAGTAACCTGAAGGATACCTGACGCTGCAGTAAAGAACATTCGAGCGGCACCAGAGCCGTAACCAACGTTACCCCATTCAAATTCTTGTGCATCAGATGCTAGTGTGCCTGATGTTCTATTGTATAAACGAGACTGCCAAGAACCATAATTTGTAGTACTTACACCGAAGTAAATATTGGTAGCGCCGCGTACTGCAACAGGGCCAGCAATATCTAAAGTAGCATTAGTTACAATACTCGATGTCGAGCCTACCGTTAGTTGATTAAGTACTGAACGGCTAGCGAAGTCACCATAGTATGCAGTGTTATTGCTGTCATAGAATATTGGTGCTCTAACGTCGCTATAATGACTCAAGTAATCAGTATTGATTATTGCAAGCTCAGTCAGTGCTGATCCATTCTTACGATAGAATCTAAAGTCACCACCATATTCCATAAATGAAATTCTATCAAGCAGAGCATATCCGGTTGTAGCATTAGTTGGATAACCTCTAAAGATGATACCGTGGTATTCATCATTGTGACCGTTTAATAAGCCATAAGATCCATTTGAAATAGTAAGTCTGTTAAGTCTATTATCAGCAAGTCCACTTCCATTAGGATTTAAACGATATGTGGTATCGTCCATATCGTAGAAGACTTGAGTCGTTATTTGTGATGACTTAAATTTCTCGTAACCAGTTCCTGGGTTATTTCTTATTGCGATCGTACCATCTGATTCAATAGCAATGTTCGATGCTACAACACCACCCCAATGGAATCCAAGATAAGGAGGAGTTGCTGCTCCTGTTGCTGTGTAATTACTTTCTCTTAATTCGATTGAAGCAGTAGAATAACCTGTGCCTGTTGAAGATGAAGCAAACTCAAAGTTGCCGAGTAGTTTAGCACCGTCGCCAGGTTCAATGTAATATGCTGTAGAATTAGAATCATAGTAACGAGGTGCATAAACATTGACTGCAAAGTCTGCAGAATTATTATCGATGTTGAAGCGCTGGGTGCCGTTTGTCCAAATTCTAAATGTATCGTTTGCTTCAAAACCAAAGAATGTATTTGTATCACCACGATGACGAATGTAGTCGTCGATGTCGATACGATTCATCTGAGATGTGCCAGCAAAGTCACCATAATAGTTTACATCATCTGAATCATAAACTATACTAAAGTATGCAGAGCCGGTCGAGTATAATGCTTTGTTATTTCGTACGCGGAGGTACGTGGCATCGGTCATATACCAACCGCCGCCCCATCCGAATCCTAATTCTTCGTCTTTCAGGAATGAAGATGTACCACGTCCAAATACAATAGCATCATCATTACCATTAAGTTGAATACCACCATTGACATGTAGTTTGCTATTTGTTATACTACCAACTAATGGAGTATTATCCATTGAGGTGTATGTTACAGAAGAACCGCCAACTATGACGTTATTATTAGTTTCCTCAGCAACAAGAATTTCACCACCACCGGTATCCCAGAATCCTGCGGTTGTACCTGCTGGTGGAACAATGTAGAAGTTTCCGCTTGAGTCACCTCTAAACTGAGTTCCGTTAGCACCATCATGGTAGAAATTAATGTATCGATTACCGTTAGCATAAGGATTGGCGCTAGCATCGATAATGTTCATGTACATCAATGCGTATCCACCGGCCGAGTTACCACTAATTCCTACCGTGGTATTTTGACCAGAAGCATATGAACCGTGGTTCATTAACGAGATGCCACCGTTGCCTGTGCTATCATCCCATCTTGCAGCATCGGAGACATTACCGATTAACACCTTACCATTCAATGTGGCAGCGGTGTCTGTAGAAGCAGGATCTACAAAGTAAGCGCCATCGCTTCGATCGACAAATCTATTTGCAAGTAAGTCGCTAAAGACTGTTGTATTTGTGTTGGTAATGTTTACACGTTCGACATTATCAGTAACAAAAGTAATACTATCATCGGCATCAAAACCTAGATAAGTAGTCGTGTCACCGCGGTGTCGCATGTAAGTATCAATAGCAAGAGCTGACAATTGTGATGTGCCAGCAAAGTCACCATAATAAAGAGTATCGTTTTGATCGTAGAAAGCAGGTGAACGCATTTGGTTATTTGCTAAGACATAACCATTTTGAACTCTTAATCTTTCTGCACCACCTGTAACAACTGCAAATTGGTCAGCTGCTGGGAAATGAATGTAAGTATTAGTATCTCCATCGTGAATAATCTCACCAACTAAACTAATATCATTTACACGAGATGTACTCGCTGGATCCATGTAGTAAGTAGCATTGCTACTATCGTAATATCTTCCAGCATATAGATTTGGGAAAATACCATCAAGACTTGAAGTGACGTAAGTCGTATCAATTAAAAGTCTTTCAGTACCATCAGTTGCAAATCGTATATTATTATTCGATGGGAATCCGAGATAGGTAGTTGTATTACCACGATGTCTTACATAATCATCAATGTCTACAGTATTTAATTGTGAGTCACCAGCAGGGTCTGCAAAATAATTAGTATCATCAGCATCAACAAATCTCGCTGCAGTAACATCGCCTGTAAATGTACCACTACCACCTGAAACGTCTCCACCAAAGTCACCATCACCAGTAACATCAAGGTCACCGGTAATATCTACACCAGCATCATTAACTTCTAATCTTTGAGCACCACCGGTTTGAACTTCCCAACGATTTGCGCCTGGGAAATTAAGGAACGTGTCGGTATCACCATCGTGAACAACGGTTCCTGTCATTGTAATTGTATTTACGCGAGAGCCAGAAGCTGGATCTAAATAGAAGGTAGCATCGTTGCCATCGTAGAAAATAGGTGCTGTAACACTTACCGTTGAATCAAATGCTACTTTAGCTGATATGCTTGCGTTACTAATATACAAACGCTCAGCACCACCAGTGGCTAATCGTATTTGATCAGCACCAACAAACCCGAAGTAAGTATCCGTATCGCCATTGTGACGAATATAAGAATCAAGGTCAATTTGACTCATTACGGAGGTACCATGGAAGTCTCCGTAATAGTTGTTATCGTTTGAATCGTAGAAGACTGGTGCATAAACATTTACAGTAAAGTCTGCACTATTATTATCTACACTGTATCGAAGAGTACCGCCGGTGTATACTCCGAAAGTATCAGCAGATGGGAATGTAATATAAGTGTCTGCATCACCGTTGTGACTAATAGAACCTTCCAATGCGATTCCATTAATTACAGATGTACCAGCAAAATCTCCATAGAAGCTACGATTATCTGAATCATAGTAAACAGGTGCTTGTACTTCTGTAAGTGCAGTGATGTAATCACCGGTGATACTATTTGAAGCACTCAGATTCGTTACAAATATTCCACTGGTGTTTGCAGTTAATTGAGTAGAGCCACCAGCATCTACACCAATAGAGTCAGCACCAAATGTGACCTTTGTATCGACATCATTGTTATGAATGATAGCATCGTTAACAACGAGATTAGGAACATACGTATCAAGGTTAGCTAAGACTCTTGTGTTGTTAATATCTAACTGTGTATTTCCACCAGTCTGTAAAAGAATATTGTCTGTTTCAAAACTTAATCTTGTATCTGTATCGCCGTTATGGAAAAGATTATCATCAATTCCAATAGCGTGCATTGTTGAATCTGCATTTGGATTTACCACATAACTATTATTGTCTGCATCTATAAATCGTTGACCAATAACATCTGTTCCAGCCGATACAGTAGTACCAGCCGATACAGTAGTACCAGCTGTTACTGAACCGAGTGTTGCTTCAATATTACCGGCCGAAGCTGTAATGTTACCCGCGGTTGCGGTTATGTCTACACCTGCAGTTACATCAGTCGTAGCAATTACGTCCCGACCTGCGCTTACGTCTCGCCCTACAACCCAGTCATCATCACTGGTCGATCGAGCTGCATAGTTAAACGATGCATTTAAGAAACCAATAGTACCAGTTGTTGAGTATATTGCTCGATCTTGTCCAGATCCATTAAATACGATCTGCGCAGGACCACCATCATCCCCGATAGTAAGGTCGCCTTCAATGGTTATATTACCTGTGGCTGTATCATCTGCGTCACTACGAAGGAACTGAGAGGCTTCTAAGCCATCGACAGTGTCTGCATCAAAGCCATTTCCTGAGCCTTCATCAGCAGTCGTAATGATTCGACCTAAGTCTAGAAGCGAGCCGTTTCCTGCAAGCGAAATAAGTTTCCAGTAATCTGTACTCTCGTCCCATAGAATTTTTGGATTGTTTAAAGTACCACGCTCAATTTCAATACCACTATTTTCTGATGGGCTTGAACCTGTGTAATTACTATTAAGAGTAATAATATTATCAGCAAGTAAAATTTCTTCTGTATTAACAGTAGTTGTTGTACCTGAAACAGTAAGGTTACCGCTGACCGTAAGACTCTGTTGAATGGTATAGTTACCAGCCATGATGTCATCGACATCAGAACGAACGAGTTGAATTCCTTCAAGACCATCAACAGTATCTGCATCAAACCCATTTCCTGAGCCTTCATCAGCAGTTGTAATAATACGATTGTTATCAATGGTGGTGGTTGCTAATCCGTAGAATCGGTTACCCGAAGAACTGATTGCAAGCCGAGGAGAGTTGTTATAGAGTATACGAACACCAGGTGTGGAGTCGTAGAATATGATTCCGTTGTTTTGCTGAGAGTTGACAAGTTTATAGTCGCCTGTACCCGAGTTGAGAATCTGGAGTGAATCAGAGTCTCCTACAAATTCTGCGATAGGTGGGGAAAACAAACTGCCGGCACTATTAGTAACTTTTAATGATGGAGTGCTAAAATCGTTTTGATCGATTACCACTTCACCCGAGAACTTAGATTCTCCAGTTACCTGTAGTTTTTGCCCGTTGTCGGTGGTTGTTCCAATGACAACGTTTTGCGACGTTTGTAGTCCATTTTTGACTATAAACTTTTTATCATTTGCCATACGGTTCACTCTCCCCAGATTGGCGGTTTAAATTATTCAATTAATCTTTAATAAGCGTTGCGGCTATTTTGTAATCCGTTGCAGTTGTTGATGTCGCTGATACTGACAGTTCTACATTTCCTCCTGCTATTCCAACATCATAATTTGCTAAAGAGTTGTTAGTATATATTGTAGCAAACTCAGTAGCAGATGCGGTTGTATCATTATGCACCACTAACAACTTGGTGACATGTCTATTTATCCCTTGAGTAGCTGTGATCACGAGCTCAGCTGAATTATAAGTTGCGTAATCAAAATCAAATATAACAGTGCTACTTGTTGATGAAGTACTACCTGATCCTGAAGTATGAGTTACATGATCAGTTACAACGTTGTTTGCTATGAGATCTGGAACCGTAAGGTTACCAGTCATAGTGTCACCGACAAGGTTTACATATCTCGCATCAGCAATTGCGATCGTAATTACAGAAAGATTACCTTTCGTGTATCCTTGTACGTGACCAAACTTATCGAAAGTAAAGCTTGAAATTACCTCAGCCTGACCAAGATCAAGTAAGCCGGTATTTGCAGCACCGGCTGATGTGGCGTGACTAATAGTAACGTTAGAGGTAAGTTGACCTCCTCCTACTAATCCCTCACCAGCAATTACATGTACATCACTACCTACAGTGTTATTTAAGAAACCATCAATTTCAGTTTCTGTATAGTATCTATTATCGAGCTGGCCAGCATCTAATTCTGTTTCAGTATAATAAAGATCATTTAATTGACCGGCGTCTAATTCAGTTTCAGTATAATATCTTAAGTCTAAATCTGTAGATGCAACCGTTTGAACATGACCAAATGTATCGAATGTGATATCTTGTAGTACATTACCATCAGCGTTATCTACATCAGAAACTGAAGATGTATCATCGTGGTCAATTGTAATTGATCCATTAGCAGATTGGTTTAGATTAAACGATCCTCCACCCGCAATAGCATTTCCAGCAGTAATTGTTACTGTTGCATTACTTACATTATTTGCTGCTTGGGCCGATGCTGCATTAATAATGTCGAGAGCATGTTGACCATCAAGTAAATCAGCATCTAAAGTTGAGCCGACACCGTCTGCATCTAAAATAACTTGGAATATTTCTGTATTCGATAAGCTGACATCAGCACCAACCTCGATACCGTCGAGTTTAGTACCATCAACCGAAACATCGCGACCATCAACAGTTCCAGTAATTGTAATATTACCAGTAACTCCGATGTTACCTGTTGAAATACCATCATTGAATACAGAAATATTTGTATCAAACTGTGTACCGTCACCAGTAATAATTTGATATGTATTGTTAGCATTATACCAAGCGGTTGAGTCGATACCAGCAACGGCTGCTGTATTTGCTACTGTAATACGACCATCATCATCGATGGTAACAATAGGAATCGATGTTGCACTACCATAAGTGCCTGCCACAACTCCTGTGTCTTCGAGCTCAGTGGCAATACTAATTGATCCATTAGCAAGATCAGTAAGTGTAGTTGTACCAGTACCTGTAACTTTACCAGTAAGTGCTAGGTCAATTGTTGGATCGGGCAGATTTGTAAAGTTAGGAAAGTCAAGATAGAATGTACCTTCTTGACCATCAAGTAAATCAGCGTCTAAACCTGAGCCAGCACCATCAACGTCTTTAACAGCTTCAAGTATATCTGTATTCGATCGATCAGGTGGAATGTTTGTAAAGTTATTATAGTCGAGATAGTATGTACCTTCTTGACCATCGAGTAAATCAGCATCAAGTAATGTACCTGTGCCATCAACAGTAAGAAGAGCTGAAAGTATTTCAGCCGGAGTTTGGTCTGCGGTTGCTCCTGGCTCGATACCATCAAGTTTTGTACCATCAGCTCCAACGTCGCGACCATCAACAGTTCCTGTGACTGTAATATCACCAGTAACATCGACACCTGCACCAAAGTTGACATTTAAATCAAAGTCTGATATAATAGTATCAAACTGAGATCCGTCACCTGTATTGATTTGGAATGTATTATTTGCAGAATACCAATCAGTTGAATCTACACCTTTTACAGCACCAGTGCCAACATTAGTTAATCGACCATCTTCATCAACCGTTATAATTGGTATAGCAGAAGCTGAACCATATTGACCTGCTGTAACTGCAGTGTTTGCAAGCTCTGTTGTAATGCTAATCGATCCATTACCAAGATCTGTAAGAGTAGCACTACCTGTACCAGTAACTTTACCTGATAAAGTAACATCAACTACAGGATCAGGCAAATTCGTAAAGTTAGGGAAGTCAAGATAGTGAGTGCTGTCTTGTCCATCAAGTAGGTCGGCATCGAGTCCAGAGCCTGAACCATCAACAGCTTTAACAGCTTCGAGGATTTCAGTATTCGACATGTCGGCTGTTGCGCCGGATTCAATAGCATCAAGCTTTTGACCATCTGCTAATATGTCACGACCATCAACAGTACCAGTAACCGTAACATTGCCTGTTACATCAATGCCTGCACCGAAGTCTACGTTTAAATCGAATTGAGATATTTGCTCATCAAAGGAAGAGCCATCAACTGTGTTAATTTGGAAAGTATTATTTGCGGTGTACCATGCTGTATCAGACACACCTGCTACATCTACATCTGCTGCTGCAGTTAATCGACCGTCTTCATCGACAGTAAATGTTGGAATCTGAGAAGCTGAACCGTAAGAGCCTGCGGTAACTGTAGTATTTGCTAGTTCAGCAGCAATGTTAATTGTGCCATCAGCAAGGTCGGTTAAAGTGGTCGTCCCTGAACCAGTTACTTTCCCCGTAATATTAACATCAATTGTTGGATCAGGTTTGTTTGTAAAATTAGGAAAATCTAAATAATGCGAACCTTCCTGTCCGTCCAACAGATCAGCGTCAAAGCCATTCCCAGCACCAGCATCGCTTGTAGTAATGATCCGCCCTGTTGTTCCACCCGAAGCAATTTCCCAATAACCATTTGCTTCATTCCATTGTAGAACAACATTTGATTCTGTACCACGCTCAACTTCGAGACCAGCATCTTGACTAGGAGTGCCGGTTTCATTTGAGTTAAGAGTTATCTTATTGTCAGCAAGTAGAATCTCTTCTGTGCTAACGGTGGTGGTATTACCAGTAACTGTAAGATCGCCCGTAATCGTAAGACTACCATCGAAGATATCATCTTCATCCGAGCGTAAGAATTGTAAGGAGTCAAGTCCATCAAAGAGATCGGCATCTAAACCTGAGTTTGCCCCGTCAACGGTTTTAATTAAATCAAGAAGATCTTGAGGGTCAGCACTAAACTCGACAATGGATTGAATTCCACCGACGTCCTGTTTAATGAAGATTTTGCCATCGACCGTGTTGATAGCAAGTTCGCCTAACTCCAGCTGGGCTGTCGTCGGAATGCGACCTGCAACGGCGCTTCTTCTAAGCTTAATTAACGTTGACATATATATGTCCCTTTGTCACACCTATAAAGGCGAGTTAAAAAGTTCCTCCGTCTAGTGTTGTAACCGTAACATCACCACTAGAGACTGTAAAATTATTTATGTTAAATGAAGCAACACCAATATTGGTATCCGTTGCTAATTCACCAGCAATCAATATTTGATTATTGCTGACTGTTGTGTTGATCCCTTCACCTGCGGCAAACGAGATCCCTTCACCTAGCGCTACCACATCTGTAGTACCACTCTCAGCTGATATAGAGATACCTGCTGCTGATATTGAATCTAATTCTGTTTGTAAATATTGTAGGTTTACTGCATCTAAACTGTTGACAGGATCATTCAAACCTGTTATAATACTATTATCCACTCCAATAATACTAGTGGCTGGGGATATTGTAAAGTCACCAGCTGTCGTAGATAATTGGTTGTTGGCTAATTCTAAATTCCCACCTATCGTAACTTCTTCGTCGAGATTCAACGCAAGCATTCGAGAGGTTCTTTGATTCATATCAAGATAGTAAGCCTGATCATTTGAATCATAGAATCTTTGAGAATAGATGTATCCGTCTAGTACCTTCCAACTGTTGTTAATAGTATCAAAGTAAGTACCAAAGTTAAACGAACTACTTAAGTAACCAATTCGTGTTGATGTAGCATATATGTACTGAGCACTGAATGGACCAGTAGACATTTCAATCTGTGACTGAGATAACTGGTGACCAACGATCAGGTTCTTAATTTTAGAAGTTGATGATGGCTGTACAAAATAATCAGTATCATCTGAATCGATAAACTTAGGTGCTTGAAGGTCACCGGTCATTGTATCACCGGTTACGTTAATGTACCTTGCATCAGCACCTGAAGCGTTAAAATCTAAAGTTGTTTCAATATGTACGTTTGAGTTGTTAACAACAGTATTCGATCCAACGACTGCACCATCTAAGAATATGTCAAAGCTGTTGGTAGCAAAATCGAGTTTAAGACTTGCTGTATTAGCAGATACTCGAATACCACGCTCATCATTACCATTACGAACAGAGTTATCAATTACATCAAAGATCGATCCGGCAAAGTCAACAACCGCGTTAGATGATACAGATAGAGGAACGTTAATTAATGAACGAACACGACCATAGACGTCAAACTCAAAGTTTGGAACTGTTCCTTCAACACCAGCTTCTCTTAAACCTACAAACGATTGCCAAACTGGATCTAATCCAATCTGCAATGTATTGTCTGCACTACTATATGATTCGATTGTAAGAGCGGTACCAATTTCGATAGCACCGGGGTCAGAAGAATCTAATAGATCAAGAGGGTAAGTATTTGCACCTTTTGTTACATTAAAGGTACGAGCGTAGGTGTTTTCTAAATAATCTTTATTTACTGCATCAAAACTGTTGACAGGAGCATTCAAACCTGTTATAATACTGTTACCAACATTAAAGTTACCATCAAGGTTCAGGACTAGGTCAGCGTTGCTAGTTTGGATCTCTCCGTTAGCATTGACCTTAAAGTGTTCTACCCCAGCGGTAAAGAAACGAAGTTCGTCATTATCCGCACCTGGTGTGCTTTCAGCATCAATAAATGTATCTTGGTCAACGTCTTTAACGCCACCTAAAGAAGCCCAGGCCGTTCCACTATATCCTTCGAATACTCCATCAGTAGAGTTGAAACGAACCATACCAGAAGCAAGACTAGCAGGACGGTCTGATGTTGTACCAACCGGAACAGTAAATGCACCAGTAGTATTAACACCGATAACGCCAGTATCCGATTCCAGTACTCTTATATATAGCGTGTCCCAGTTACTTCCAGTAGCACCTAAGTCGTATGTCGCGTCATCCTTTGGAACTAAACTACTAGTAAAGTCTGCAACAACATTAATCGTATCTACGACATTGTCACCGAGCTGTAAGTTACCAGCAATCGTTACATCACCTGTAAATTCTCCATCGCCATCAACATAGAATTTAGAACCATCCCATGCTAACCCTGCAGAATCTTCAAGCTCACCATTTGTTCCAGTAAATACGACTCGTTGAGGAGTAAGATCTAAAACATTAACACTTGGTACAGTTACTTGATCACCGCCGAAGACACCACCGTCTCCAATAGTAAGTGATCCACTGATATCGACACTACCTACAATATCAAGATTAGCACCATCATAAGTAAATCCAGAACTACCTTGTAATGCTCCATTGGCTCCAGCTACAAAGACTTGATTTTGTGTAACTGTTTCAATTGTAGGTGCAACTAAGAATGCAGAAGTCGCATTCACATTCATATGCGAACCATCGAACTGAATATTGTTATTCGATGATAATGCGCCGGTATCCGATACGAACATCATTGTGTTCGCTTGCAAGTTACCTACTGATAAGCTATCGCCTGATAAACCACCTGATGTACTAAAGTCACCATCAACCGTAATACCACCAAGGATTGTTAAATTGGTTCCATCCCATGCAAGGTTAGCTTCCCCGCGTAGGTCTCCGCCTGGGCCCGCGTAGACGATCCCACTGACAGGAATATCTGGAACTTTAACACCTTCAAAGGTAGCATCACGAGTGCTGTAATCAAATATTACTGCGCCGTTAGCGTAATTAAATTCACCGTCTTGATTAATCTGTAATCTTTGTACACCGGCAGTAAAGAAGTCGAGATCATCGCCATCATCGCCTGGTCCGGTTTCAGCCCGTATAAACGTATCTTTATCAACGTCTTTTACACTACCTGCCAACTCAGCCCATGAATTACCGTCGTAACCTTCGAATCTCTCATCCGTAAGGTTATAACGAATCATTCCATAAGCGCTATTAGCTGGACGTTCAGCAGTTGAACCAGCTGGTAAAGTTAAAGCACCGGATGTGTCGATAGTAATAACTTCACTATCGCTCTTAAGATTTTCTGTATAAACTCGATACCAGTTCTTACCTATCGTACCAAGACTGTATAGGCCTGAAGCATCAGGTATAATATCTGAAGTAAAGTCTGCAACGACATTGATTGTATCAATGGGAGCGTCACCAAGAATAATATTACCACCAATCGTAATATTACCGGTAATGTCTGCATCACCATCAACTACAAATGTTGACCCGTCAAATGTAAGTCCACTACTATCAACTAACTCGCCTTGAGGACCAGTAAACACGACTCGTTGAGGTGTAAGATCTGTTACGTTAACTGAGCCTAGTGTTGTCTGGCCAGGAACAGAAAGTATGTCGAGGAACACACCACCAGTTGCTGTAATCGAAACACCATCAAAGCTTAGGTTAGCAGAATCAATAAGCTCGCCGTTTGCACCGGCATACATAATTCGACCTTCGTTAAGGTCTTCAATGTTTACACTACCGAATGTTGCTTGGCCCGGAACAGATAAGTTGTCTAAGAAGACACCACCTGTTGCAATAATACTTGTATCGTTGAATGTTAGATTTGAAGAATCAATAAGCTCGCCATTAGCTCCAACGTATACTATGCGACCTTGCGTTAAGTCTGTAACATTAACACTTCCCAATCCAGACTGGCCGGGAACTTGTAATCCATCGAGGAATACACCACCATCTGCAATTAATGATGTACCATCGTATCGTAACCCATCCGTATCGATGATAGCACCATTAGCGCCAGCATATAGAATACGACCTTCTGTCTTATCTCTTATTGTAAGACTGTCAGCTGATACCGGACCACCGATGTCGAGAGATGATAAACCGACAAGTGTATCAACGGTTTCACCGAGAGTTAGAGAGGTATTACCAATCGTGATATCATTTGAAATAATAACAGTCGAGTTGGCTGAGAAATTGAGTGGGTTAAGACTTGTATTTTCGAATTGAGTAATATGACCAAACTGATCAATATTAATATTTTTTGGAAACTGAAGATTTCCGTTTACCGTGCTAACTTCAGAAGAAGTATTTGCGTGACCGATAACAACGTTTGCGGCCTGATCATTAACTGTTTGAGTAACAATGATACCATTGGCACTTTCAATTTGCTGAACGTAATTACCAATTGTATCAATGCCAAGGACGACAGAATCTGGAACGATCTGTGGCTTTCGTTCTGCTGGAGCGACTATGCTAGTTTTAGAACCTTCCTTGGGTATGGCCTTAATACTTCGGCCACCACCAATCTTGACCTTTATGCTCACGAAACCTCCGTGATAGTATCGACTACGATTGCTAAGCCTTCAACTATTTTTGACAATTCTCCTGTTTGTTTTTGCATTATTACGTCGTATTGATACTTTCCAGGTTTGAGAGCATCGGTTTGTTGATCAGTTAGAACGAGAGTGATGTCATTATTGGATTTTTCTATCGTGAAGTCTGCTAAACTCGTGCCTGAATATACTTTTCGTAGACTGCTATAGAAGCTATAAACGCTCATTGTTACGTCAGAATATTCTTGCCCTTCGTCGTTAAAAAGCTCGATAGCGGTTCTAAAGTCAGTTCCTTTGTCAATGTATATGTTAGCTCTGGATGCCATTGTGATGAACCTTCTTAGTTGATCCTGTTTCTTATATTTATTAAACTACTAATACGTTTCTATTTATTCGAGTAGACTGCACAGCCAGAACCCGTAAACCAGGACGTATCTTCGATCCTCTTCGAGAGGAGTCATTACGAATCAAAAAGAATATTTCATATTTACCGGTCAAATCAGTTATTGAATCGATAACTTTAGTGCCAGTAATTACTAGTTCATCACCTACAATATTAAAATCTCTCTGATTAAATGTTTTAACTAATACGCAGCCCTTTCTTTGAAGTATATCGCTCCCAAACACCACATCGGTTTTTTCTTGAGCTGTGGCTGCTTTTGCAACACTTGGTTTTATCTTAAAGACAGAACCGGTTTGTGCTACATCAATTTTATTTTGTTGTTCTAGACTATCTATAATATCTTTAGCTTTTGAAGACCAATAGCTGTCCGCAGACTCCCACGTCTCAGCATTGTCTTTTTTAATCGATATTGGTATTTTTTGATTTGAAGTAGTAACAAGATTAATGTCAGCCTTTTTGCGACCAACAGTATCTCGTCCCATCTCTTCGATGCCGGCTATATTTTTATAGAGTTTATTCTTAACACCGTCTGTGATTCGAATATTGATAGGACCGCCTGCCGTGTATTGTTTCACAAGCTTTATCATTAAAAGCTCGTTTTGAATACCGGCAGAAAAGTTCCCTTGCTTGGATGCGGGTCTTGCTTTAATTGTGAATTGACCTACGGTAACCGCTCCTAAAGATGATGATCCTTTGTTGGGATCATATACAGCTTGAATATCTCGAAGTCCCTCTTCTACTAGCTGAAGAACTTCGAGACGATTACCGTCGGTTAAGATCGATATCGTTCTACCAGAATCTCTTTTGAGATTAGTGTAATCTAATAGCTTAAGGCGATTTTCAAGGTCAGCGAGCGAGAAGTCAGCATTGCTGAGGGCATCAGCTGTAAGTCTCGCCATGGTGATCCCCCACCTTACTTATTAGACTTTAATTCATCGATCTGTTTTTGTTGTTCCTTAACGGCTTCGATTAATAATGCGACCAAGTTAGAGTAAGAAACATTCTTAATCTTATCTTCTGAATCGTCTTCACCAACAACCTGTGGAACAATCTCTTCAACTTCTTGAGCGATAAGACCAATCTTCTTACCAGTCATTTCTTTAAAGTTGAATTCAACACCTCTTAAGGAAAGTACCTTATCAAGAGCGTTCTCGATCGTTTCTACGTTTTCTTTAACTCGAGCATCAGAAGTTGAGTTAAAGTCTGCAGCGGTTAATTCACCGGTTCCTGTATCGAACTTGAACCTTTGAGTTGTTCCTTCGCGAATAAAGATGTCGTAGCTAGCGTCAGCATCGATGTACATTGCTGTGCCGTTGTTATAGAATTCAATATCCTTACCAGTACCGAAGTTAAGCTTAATGTTATCGTTAAACGTTAAGTCACCACCAGCTTGAACATTGTTTCCGCCACCATCATATCCAGCAGGCCATGCAGTTTCAGTAACACCACCTAGTGTAATACCACCTTCGACTGTTACGTTTTCAACAGATAATTCGTCATCGATGCCGGTATAGAATAGGTTAGAGTTTCCGCCTCCTGGCAGTGGTCGTGGGTTAGGACCAGTTGTACCATAAATTGGTCTACCACCTGAGCCACCTTGGACCAAGTTGACAAACATTGCAGTACCCTGAAGAGCACTAGTATAAAGGTTTTGTACGTCAACCGAACCAGTCGTACCAGTTAAACCTTGAATACCTTGCGGTCCAGTTGCACCTGCAAAGCCTTGTGGTCCTTCTGGTCCTGGTATGCCATCGCCGCCTGCTCCACCTTGAATACCTTGCGGTCCAATACCAAATGGTCCTTGGAAACCTTGAACTCCGCGATATCCTTGGGCGCCACCGCCACCACTAGGACCGGAACCACCTTGTGCTCCTATGAATCCTTGGAATCCTTGCTCACCCTGAAGACCCTGTTCAGATCCACCGATTGGTCCTTGGAATCCTTGCTCACCTTGAACACCCTGTGCACCAATAGCACCTTGTAAACCAAATCCTGAAGGACCTTGTCCACCATCAGCACCTTGGAATCCACGATAACCCTGTACACCAACTCCACCAGTTCCGCCAGCCTCACCTTGTGGTCCTTGGAATCCGCGTTCACCTTGAACACCCTGAATACCTTGAGGTCCACCGTTCTCAGCGCCTTGAACACCTTGGAAACCTTGAATACCACGAGGACCTTGAGCACCTTCGACTCCATTACCGATTGCGCCCTGAATACCTATTTCACCCTGAACACCTTGAGTACCCTGTGGGCCTGGGTCACCAGCACCTCTTGTTCCTTGAGTTCCTTGGAATCCACGATATCCCTGAATACCCGTAGATGCATCACCCTGTTCGCCCTGAGGACCTTGAACACCTTGAGTACCGCTTGCACCCTGAGGACCTTCTTGACCTTGTCCAAATGCACCTTGAATACCTTGTACACCTTGAGTACCCTGTAGTCCCTGTACACCGTTACCGGTTAAACCAGAAATACCTTGCGGCCCTTGTATACCTTGAGCACCTTCATCACCAGCAGGACCCTGCGTACCAATTGCACTCGGTCCTTGAGCACCCTGTGGTCCTTGAATACCTTGAGCACCATCTGTTCCTGGGCCGCCCGGCTGACCTTCATCACCAGCAGGACCTTGAATACCGTCTTCACCAGTTGTACCTTGTGGTCCTTGAGGACCAGCTGGACCCTGTGCACCTATACCGCCAGATCCATTAAATCCTTGGAATCCACGATAACCCTGTATCCCTAATGGACCTTGAGCACCGATACCACCAGTACCACCTTGAATACCATCAGTACCTTGTGGACCCTGAGGACCTTGAACACCTTGAGCGCCAGCACCTTCAGGACCATCACCACCTTGAACACCTTGAGTACCTTGAACACCTTGAATACCCTGTGAGCCGATTCCTCCGCCGGCACCCTGTAAACCTTGAGCACCTTGGATACCAGTACCACCAGTAGCACCCTGAGGACCTGCTGAACCAGTGGCACCAATGTCACCAGTTCGAGCAAATGTAATTGTAACATCTTCACCATTTGCGAACGATCCGTTTCCACTCACAAAGTCACAGTTGACAATGAAGTATCCACCTTGGTTAACCGTTCCGCTAATAGTAAAGATCTTGAAGTCTTGTGGTGCAGACTTCTTAGTAATCTTAAAGTGACCTTTAACAGGGCTTGTACTATCATCAATAGTAAGTAAGAAAGGCTCAATGTTAACGAAGTTATCGTCACGATCATCAATGAACATTGCTGTAATGTCAGCATCAGTTGTATCATTGACCTTTAACTTACCGAAGCCCGGATCAGCATTGTTTGTTGTATTGTCGAATGTGTAGTCGAATGTTACACCACCAAACGAACCATCGGCACCCTGAATACCTAAGTCACCTTGTACACCCTGTACACCCTGTACACCAGCACCGGTAAATCCTTGTATACCTTGAGCACCCTGAGGTCCTTGAGCACCCTGCACACCAGCAGGTCCGCGTGGGATAAATGAGATTAGTGTTTCTGCTGAGTGAGATGCAGCAACCGCGGTCCAAGATGTCGCATTACCATCAACGTAATTAACGTCAAAGTAACCGTAATTCTTAGAACCTGAATCCCAAGACCAGTTTGTAACTTCGTATACGAGCCAATGGTGTCCGCCAGGTCCTGTTCCGCCGGGGCCTGCACCTGCCTGAATTTTTAAATAACCTTTTACGGTACCAGGTTGATTATCAATGAAGTCTAAGAAGTCATCAATTTCTGTATCGTATTGGTCGAAAGGAACATCGTCAAGTGTTAATAGGTCAGCCAGAGTTGTGTTTGCATTATTCAGTTTCCAGTTGTTGGTGCCTGGGTCTGTTCCACCCAGTGTGTTAGAACTCCAATTCCACTTGAAGGTCATTCCACCATATTCACCTTGGTCGCCCTGGAAGCCGCGCCAACCCTGTAATCCTTGAGCACCTTGGGTACCTTGCGGTCCTTGCATACCTTGGATTGCTTCACCTTGTACGCCTTGGATACCTTGTGTACCCTGCATACCCTGAACACCTTGTGGTCCTTGCATGCCCTGGATTGCTTCACCCTGAACACCTTGGAGACCTTGCATTCCCTGAGGACCCTGTGGTCCTTGCATACCTTGAATAGCTTCGCCTTGAACACCCTGTAAGCCTTGGAGACCTTGAGTACCCTGCGGTCCTTGAGGTCCTTGGATACCTTGGATTGCTTCACCTTGTACACCCTGAAGGCCCTGTAAGCCTTGGAGACCTTGCAATCCTTGAGTACCCTGCGTTCCTTGAACACCTTGAGCACCTTGTAAACCTTGGAGACCTTGCATTCCCTGAATACCTTGATCACCAGTTCTGACAAACGAGATTCGGAAATCAGTACCATTAGGATAGGTTTGAGCAGCTGACATTGTATCAACGTCAATGAGATACCAACCTGAACCAGCGTTACCATTCAGAGCGCCACCAGTAACTTCGAACAGGGCATAATTGTAAACGTTTGAAGCGTCTGCTAACTTTAAGTAACCCTTATTGCCTGGGTTAGTTGATGCAAAGAAGTCTGCAAGCATTGCAGCAATTTGTACACTATCAGCATCTTCAACATCAAAGTAAAGTTGAGTAGAGTTACCGAAGACAGAATTGTTACCTTTTACAAAACCAATGCCGGGATCTGATGCTGTCGTGTCGGTAGCGTCATATGTAAATCTAAATGTAACTCCACCGTAAGCACCGGTAAAGCCTTGGGTACCTTGAGCACCCTGTAATCCTTGTGTTCCCTGAGTACCTTGAGAACCAGTTACACCTTGAGGTCCTTGTACACCCTGTAATCCTTGAACACCTTGTAGTCCCTGTGGACCTTGTACACCTTGAACGCCTTGAGGACCAAGATCACCTTGTAAACCCTGAACACCTTGTGGTCCACGGAAACCTTGGATACCTTGGTCACCTGCAATACTAAATGCAACAACCAAAGGTTGAGAAATAAACGTGCCTGAACCAGGAGAAGATTCTGCAACAAAATGTTCTTTAGCAGCAGAACCAGAAACGTATGTGACATCGAGTTCCCAATATGATCCATCATCAACCATTGTTTGAACGGTAAAGATAACGTATCTTGAAGGTTCATCGCGTCTTGTAATTTTTACGAATGCTTTATTTGCGGATGTAGACTGAGATACAGCAGTGAGCAAAGGCTCAATGTCATTGTTATAGGTATCATTTTCGCTGATATAAAGTTTAGTTACAGCACTAAAGTCGTCAGTTGGATTTGATTGACCGTTAACTTGGAAGAATCCGCCGGGAGGAGCAGGAAACTCTCCACTCGTGTTCATCATTCCAAAGTCTATAACACCACCTGAGTCTGTACCGTTATATCCTTGTAAACCTAACTTACCTTGGATACCGGTGAAACCTTGCGTACCTTGAACACCTTGTGTTCCCTGAGTACCTTGAATACCCAAGTCACCTTGAATACCTTGTGTACCCTGAACACCTTGCGGTCCACGTCTACCTTGAACACCCTGTGTTCCTTGGAAGCCACGGAAACCTTGAAGACCTTGAGTACCCTGTGCGCCTTGGAAACCACGAACACCACGATAACCCTGAACACCAGTATTACCGGTTGGTCCTTGAGTACCTTGTGGTCCTAGATCGCCTTGTAAACCTTGAATCCCTCTGAATGAACCAATGTTTATCCAAGCGGCTCCGTCATAAATCCAGAGCTCATCATCGGCTTCATCAATAACACCGTCACCGGTATTGGGAGTTGCAAATGCTGCGTTTAATGTTGCTTGAGGATCACCGCCTGAGTCAACATCTGGTACTGATCCGACAATAGTAAAGCCAGGACCATACTCACCTTGAGTACCTTGAACACCTTGTATGCCCGGTATACCTTGACCAACCGAAACAACTGGATCTGATCCAAATACCATGATACTAAATGCACTTGCACCAGATGGAGCGGTTGCAGCACCATTGTCATCATAGAACGAAGCTTCAAATCCGTTGACTGTTTTACTTTGAATCGAAACTAACCGGCTATCGTCATTCAATTCACCGTCAGTAATAACAGTATAATCTGTGTCAGGCTGAGCGGTATCGAAGGTAAAGTCTGCGGTCCCAGCAGCTCCATCCCAGTTGGACATTGAGATTCCAGTACCTGAGATATCTGCTGTTTGGCCTACTCGAATAAATGCGAATGGAAGGATAGCATTAACTGCTCCTCCTGTCCCTGCGCCTGCTAGTTCTACCCAAGCAGTTCCATCGGAAAAATATACCTTATCGTTATCGGCATAAACGAGAGCGCCCTCGTGGACGACAGGATCTAATGTAATCGGAAACGCTTGCGGCGTTCCGAAGCCTATTAGCTTACTTCTTCCTGTTAGTGTGCCGAATCTATTGGCCATTTAGTATTTCTCCGTGATCCTTTATTATACTATATATGTTGTTTTAAACAACGTCATCTTCTTCTGATTGTCCAAGTGTGAACGATAGGGTACTGTGAATCGCAAAGCTTACGGAAGCTGATGCTTGTAGTATGTCTCCAGTTTTTAGAAATTGACCGTTCAATGGCAAAGGAACTGTGTCATAAGCCGGAACAGGTAAATTTTTAACAATGTGGAAAAACTGGTTTTCTACGTTTCTATATATTTCAACATCAACAGTAACCGTGTTTGCAGTTGTGTTACACAGGAGCAATGGAGAAATAACTTCGCCAACACCCGGCTCAACAGTAGTACTACCACCAAAGACTAATTCAGGTACCTCATAGTTAGGTACATTCATTAATTCCTTCGCTGTAGTTTCAAGTATTAAACTACTGTATACCGGTTTCGCGTCTGGCGCCTGACTGGTAGTAATTGTTGCCATTTTTTTCTATCCTATTTAAAGTGACGCTCTACTATTAGAAGCTCTTCTTGCAAGTTTTCTTACAGATGATGTAAATGGTCGTCCTTCAATTCGTCCTGTTCGACCATTAATACGTAATCCTCTTGCGAAGTACTGGTTGTTCAATTCATCCGCACCTGACCATCTGATACGTCCACCATCTTCATTCAATACCGAAGCGATAGCAGAGATTGGCTGACCTAAGTTTCTAAAGTTCAGTGGCAATGCGTTTCTGTTAACACCTGCCGATGCACCGTTGAACTGGTGAGCAATGGATTCAACCAACGATCCGAAGATCAATGTTTCTGGTCTTACCACGTTATCAATCAAACAATCATTAAACAATCCGGCAATCATTGCTGAGTGAGCCGCGTCAGGTGAAAGGTTACTAATCATGTAATCTCTCATTCGTTCCCATGCACCTACGAAGGAATCTAGAAGTTCAGTGTTATTAGGACCATCGTATCTCCAATCGTTGATTGTAGGATCCCAATAATATATATCACCCTCGTAGTGACTAACCGCCATGTTAGTAGCAACGATATATGCGTGGTTTGGTTTTTGACCAGTGACCGATGCTAGAATACCGCTACCAACAGGACCTTGTAAAGAACCTTGATACTTCAAGCCCCGAGTAGTTGAGTTGAATACTGGGAATGCATGTTGACCTTTGTAATCGAAGAACGATGATGTAAAGGTTCTTATTGCATTCTGAGCACCAACCGCAATACTACCAGTGTAAGATGGTGAATTAACTTCTGTGCCATCCTCATACTTGAAGTCATTTGCTATTGCTTGAAGCAAGTTAGATGCATCGCGTCTAGTAAGAGGTAAGTTGATAAATCCGTATTCAGCACTTACATATCTTACGGTATCAGCAGCGAGATTAATCTTATTCTCACCGATGATAAACTGAGCACCAGTAAACTTGTCTCCAGCATAAGCGTAATCAGGTTCTTGCTTAGCAGGTAAATACTTCGTATCTTTATTTATCTGAGTCAGATAGAATACATTTGCAAGCTTTTCAACTTTATCAGCTTCAACCTGAGTACCAAGCTCGCCTTTAGCAACCTGTCCTGCATACTTACCGAGAACGATATCTTTACAAATTACACCAAGCTGTCTATAAGACTTAGCAGTTGCTTCACGTTGATTTTCTGGTACTCGATACTCGTTATTCCAGAAGTAGAAGTCTGCATTCCAACGAGAAGCGATGTTACCACCATAGTTCAAGTCATAGCTGAATGCATCGAGTAAGTAACCAACATCTCGGAAACACTTGGCTCGGTTATAATCAAGAGCATTAAACTCAGTGTTGATAAAGTGTACCAAGTCATTTGCTAGATGATCGACATTATCTTCGATTTGCTCTGCAGCTCCAATTAACTCAGAGTTGACCCAAGAAAGATCAGGTCCTTCAAGCCCTGGTAGTGCATCAGTTGAATTTGCTCGAATAACATCTTCAACAATACCGATGAGAGACTGTGCAGCCGCTGCTTCGGTAGCTGTTCCCGGTGTTCCGAGGAACTGTTGATAAGGACCGTTAGCAAGTGAATCAGCATCAGCCGTTACGAATGTATGAGCAACTTGGCCTGTTCCGCCCGTTCCTACATTCATCGTAATCGTAGTACCCTCTACAGCAGTAATTGGGCATCCTCTGTTATAGTATGGGTGATGTGATTCTGGTGACCTATGATTCTGGTTACCAGAGCCCATGTTGCAAGAGAATACAATACTTTCAGGAGCAAACCATACAAGATCTCCAACCTTAAAGTTGTTGCTTCCGATCGTTGCGGTAAATACTCCAGATGCTGGATCGTAAGTTGCATTAGTTGGAGTGTAAGTTGTAAACTGCGATACATCATTTTCTTGAACGACTTGTGACATTACAAGACCGAGGTAATCGTAAATGTCTGCAGTTTGCTTACGGGTATCTGCTGGAAGTACACTTACTCCATTTTCGAAGTAGATTCCTGCAGATTGTCTAGAAGCAAAGTTTCCGCCATATTGAACGTCGTGTGATACAGCATCAATTAAGTAACCGATGTCTCTTCGACATTTCGCTCCTGGGAAGCCTAATCCATTTTGAACTGCGGTCAAGTATGTAAGTACATTATCTGCTAGAGCAGGTACAGCATCTTCAACCGCTTCCTTACCAGCAATAACTGTTGGTGATTGCCATGTTTGTAATGGATCGACTCGAGTTGGGAATGTAGCATAAGATCCAGTCTCAACAACATTGGTAATAATCATACCTAATGCTTTTGCTCGAGTAGCGATCATTGGGTTACCAGCAACATTACCGAGTTCTTGTCGATATGGATTTGAAACCTTAATGATAGCATTTGCTTTAGCACTTACAAATGAGTGAGCCTGAGTGTATCCACCGGCAGGTTCAACATTAACTGTAAATGTAGTTGCAGTAACAGCAGATACTCGAAGTGGCTTACGATAAACAGGATCTGTTACTCGTGGATGCGAGATCTCAACGGCTGGGTTATTACACTCAAATGTAATACCTTCCTTTTCGATAACAATGTAATCACCAAGACTTAATGTGTGTGGTGCCAAAGTAGTTGTTACCATTTCACCAGATACTGGATCATAAGCAACTGTACTTACACCGAATCGATCAAGTGGTCGTAATGGAATTTCTTGACGTTGTACAATCTTCTCGACCAACTCAGACATGTGAGTAAAGGCAAACTTAGAAGCTTCTCTCTGTTCGAGTGGCAGAGTATTAACTGCGTTATCAAAGTAGAGTTTAGCATTACCTAAGGTTGCTGCATTACCACCATACTGAATATCATGTGAGATTCCATCCAAGATGTACTTGGTATCTCTTCGACATTTGTCTTCGCTATAAGGAAGAATCTCGAAGTACTCAGCAAGGTGAGCATAAAGACCATCTTGTACGCTTGGGATTACAGCTTCCAACTCAGTGAATGCAGTCTTGAATTCATCGACATAAGCATTAGATGCACTGTTTGGTTCTTCCAAAGCAGGCATACTTTCAAGTGAGTTATTTGATATTGCATTAGCAACTACAGAGAATAGTCTCTCAACTTCATTACCAACCGCTAGACCAGCACTACCTGAGTCTCTATTCTGTGTAGCACTGTTTGAGCTAGACTTAAGTCCCAGTCCATCGACATCTTGATCTTGTACGATGTACTTAGCAACCTCTGCAATGTGGATGAATGTTTCAGCGGTCTTAGCTTGTTGATCAACCGGTAATACACTTACAGCATTCTCGAAGTAAAGTTTAGCATTTCCTCGAACTGCTGAGTTACCGCTGTGGTAAGTGTCAAAGATTACACAATCTGTTAAGTAACCAACGTCCCTCTCACACTTAGCAACATCATAAACATATGAAGGATAGTTGTCAGCAAGGTAAGCAGTGATTTCAGCCTGCATGAATGCTTTGTTATTCTTTAACTGTTCCCGAGCATTAATACCATTTAGACCACGAGAGCTTGATGGACCGAATACAATATTATCAGCGGCTGTTTCACCGTTGGTCATAATGTCGATAAGCTCATTGAATGAATTCAGAGTCTTTGTCTTAGCAGTAGGATCGGTTACAGCGGCTACCGCAGCATCTCGAGTATATTCAATTGCAGAAACAGTTTCTGTTAATTGTTCAGTGATTACGTTATCAGCTAATTTCGTACCAATTCGATAAGCTAATCCATTGAATACCGCATTAAAGTTTGAATCGGTTAGAACATCTCGCTTAACTGCATTAATCAGAATTGCCATATCTCTGTAGCACTTTTCACCATCGAAGGTGTAGTAACGCTCTCTCAGATATTCAACAACGTCTTCAGCAATAAAGTCCTTGTTCATTTGGATTTGCTTACGTGCCACAGTCCTATTAGGATCAACTGTTGGGTTAGTAGCTTTAGGAATGTAATCAGCAGTCTTATCATCTACAAGGGCAGCAACTGCTTGGATCAAGTCATGTACCGCAGTACCGGTAGCAGCAGGAGCGGCTGTACCACTTGTATCCTGAGCTGGTACATTAGCAGATGAAGGAGTGATTGCAGTTTCTGTTACGACCTTTTCAGCAACATCTGCTAATCTCTCGAATGCCAATCGAGTTGGAACTCGTTGTATTTCTGGTAAAACATTAATAAGTGTACGTAGACCAGAAACGTTAGCAGTTGGATACTCTTCAGCAGTATCTCTCATTTGTCCTTTTACTTCAAGAGGAAGAACGTTAACGCTTCGTAGTTGCTCGTAATCACCGGATGTTTCATCATCACGTGAGAAGTAGAATGCAGCAGACTCAATAGTAGAAGCATTGCCACCATACTCAATATCCTTAGATACCGAATCGATGATATGACCAATATCTCTGAAACACTTAGCCTTGTTATATGGAAGACCGTTGAATACGTTGATGATGTGTTCAATAACATCAGTTTGAAGGTTTTCAGTCTTACCATCCATTCTAGCAACGGCAGTCTCGAATCCAGCTTCAATGGTAGGTTCAACATAAGAAGGTAACCAATCAAGTGTGTCAGCTTCAATTGTCTTAGTGACAACCGTAACAAGATCACGACCTTTATTACCTAGGATGATTCCTAAATCTCCACCTGAAACATCCTGTGTTTGAACGTTTCCTGTTGTAGGTGTAATTGCAATTGCTCGAATAACCGAGTAGCAAACTTCAGCAATGTATTCCCAAGTTCGAACGGTTGGAACAACTTGATCTTCGGGTAATACAGCCATTGCGTTTTCAAAGTAAAGTCTTGCAAAGTTAACCGCACCAGCATTTGATCCGTGTTGAATATCCCAAGAGATTGCATCAATCATGTATCCAGTATCACGAAGACACTTAGCAGTATCATAAGTAAGATTTGGATAAGTGTCAGCGATATGTGCTACTGTTTCAGCTTGGATAAACGTCTTGTTTGTCTGTAGTGCAACTCGAGCATTAGCATGAGCTACATCAACTGCATTAGTACCCCAAACAATCGTATCAGCATTACCTGAACCGTTTGATAAGATGTCAATGATTTCGTCGAAAGCATCGTTGCTTCGAGTTAAAGCAGTACCTGTAAGTTCTTCACTAACCTCTGACTTGAGGTAGTTGATTGCACCAACAGTTTCTGTGAGCTGGTCATTAACGACCTTGTCTGCACCTACGGTTCCAATTCGATATCCCAATCCCATGTAAATTGCAGGATAGTTAGAACCAGTAGCAACCGAACGTCTTGCTGCATCAACAATAAATCCAGTATCTCGAGAACACTTATCACCATCAAATACGAAGTATTGAGTATCAAGGTATTCCATGATCTCAGTCTGAATCATGTTTCGATTTGCTTGGAGTTGCTCTCTAGCCAACTGCCCGGCTGTATTGGTTGTTACCTTTATGACCGCGTCATTAGCCACACTCACGAAGGTGTGAGTCCCTCCAGATCCTGTACCTACATTGACAGTAATATTGTTTCCTGCAACGTTTGTAATCTCCATTGCGGTCTTGTAATTACCATCTCCAACTCGTGGATATTGATGCTCAGTAGCATTACTATCCAGAGAACAGGTGTATGTAAAGCTATATGGTGTAAACTCAATACGATCACCAATTGCCAAATCATGGTCAGGAATAGTAACAACACTGACTCCAGTTGCAGGATCGTATGTAGCAGTTGTTGGTGTGTAGTAGTTCAAGTAAGATGATGGATCAGTCCAAACGAGTGGATCAGCAATGATAGCGCCAACATCAGCACTTACAAATGTATGAACACCGGTATAACCTCCACCAGCACCGACATTCATAGTAATTGACGTCGTAGTTACCGCGGTAACTAATACTGGTTTCTTATAGAATGGATGGTGTTGCTCTGGACTTGCATGATCTTCTGGACCATTACCGTTGTCACAACTAAATACTACACTCTCTGGCTTGATTTCTACATAATCACCAACCTGGACGTTGTGCTTTCCAATTGAAGCAACGAAGACACCAGTGTTAGGATCGTAAGTAGCATTTTGTGGAGTGTAAGTACCTGAGTAACCAAACTCTTTAACACAGTCAGCGGTAGCACTTACAAATGTGTGTACTTTATCTGTTCCTGCAGGACCAATGTAGCAAGTAAATGTAGTAGAAGATGTCGCAGTAATCTTGATCGGCTTACGATAAACTGGATCAGTTGGCCGTGGATGGGTAATTGAAACAGGGTTACCACCTGCATCTGGGCATGTAAACGTAATGCAAGAATCTGCAAGTACAATTTCTTGGCCGGGCTGAAGATCATGATCACCAATTGTGCTAATCATCATTCCTGTTACAGGATCATAAGTTACGCCAGTTGGTGTATATGTCTTTCCGGTATTATTAACAATGTCAACAAGTTGACGGAACGAGAGATCTGCTTGAGTAGATTCAGCATTACGTCCGACCGAAGTAACTTCAGAGATAGCATTAGCAACAGATGATACAAATGTATGTGGGAACAAGCCTGTTCCACCAGTACCTACATTCATAGTAATTGTAGTTGCATCAACCTCGGTAACCAAACATGGCTTACGATAGAATGGGTGGTGAGCTGCTGGTGAAGTATGGTTAGTAGCACCACTTCCCATGTCACAACTCATTGTAATACCGTTATCTGCAAACCAGACATAATCGCCAGGTTCTAAACTGTGAGTTCCTACCGTTGCAACAAAGATTCCAGTATTAGGATCGTAAGTAGCATTGGATGGAGTAAACTGAGCACCAAACTCAACGCCAACATTGTCGGTAATTTCTTGTCGTGTATTAAACTGGAGATCTTCAATTGCTGCAACAGTCTGTGGCAGTTCATTAAGTATGGTTGACTCACCAGTTTTCTGACGATAAGCGATACCAGCTTGAATTGCGTTATAGTTACTACCGGTAACCATGTCACGTTGTACAGCAGGTAAGATGTAATCTGTTACATCCCTACGGCAAGCGATGTTATCGTAATGGAAGTAGTTAGTATCGATATAATTCAATACCGAATCTTGCATAAACTCTCGGTTAGCTTGAAGTAGCTTACGAGAATCTCGTCGAGCTTCCAAAATACCAGCGTCATCAGAGAATGTAATTTCAGCACCAAGTACCGAGATAGCATTTGGTAAAGCTGATACGAAGGTGTGGGCTTTATCGACTGTTGCTACACCAGCATTAATTGTAATAGTGGTTGCACCAACATCTGTAATTTCACATGGTGTGTTGTAGCATGGATCTGGACGACCTGCTCCACCCAATGCTCGTGGATGTGCGATTTGACCAATGCTTCCATCACCTTCACAAGCAAGAAGAATACTTTCTGGCTTGAATAGTATCTTATCACCTGGTTCTAAATTATGAGTACCGATGGTCATTATCATAACACCGGTAATGTGATCGTAATCTACACCAGTAGGAGTAAATGTAGCACCGTTAGCTCGTAGTTGTGTAATAATTTCATCGAAAGCACCATCGACTCGAGCTGAACTAATGTAAGAGTTCGCATCAAGAATTTCGTTAGTACGATCTTTCAGGAATCGGTAAGCACCAATTGTTTCATTTCGTTGCTCACCTATAACCTTAGATGCAGATGCCATGTAGTATGCATTACCGGCGGTTACTGCATTATAGTTTGTGTCAAGAAGCATGTCATTCTTAACTGCTGGCATGATGTAGTCAGTAGTATCTCTACGGCATGCAACACTATCATATGAGTAGAACTGATCGTTATTGTCGATCCAGTTGGTCAACTCAGTTTGAATGAATGTTCTATTATCTTGGAGAAGTTCCCGAGCTGCAGTTTGTTCAACAGATGTTGGTACCCAAGTAATTGGGTTAATGTTTTCTTCACCGTATTGAAGAACATTGTACAGTTCTTGCATCGAGGTATTTGCTCGTGCTACAATTGCTGGATCACCTTCGAAGAGATCTTGCACTCGAGCTTGCATGTACTCGTTAGCACCAAGAGTTTCTTCAAGCTGCTCGCCTGGGACTACATATGAAATTGGTGAACGGTAAGAAATACCTGCTAATCGACCCCAGTAGTTACTATCAAGAGCAATGTCATATCCAAGACCATCGAGGATAATCTTAGAATCTCGCTCACACTTATCAGCATCATATCCTTTATAACCCAATCCGCCCGAAGCAGTATTTGCAGTTATGAAGTCGACCATGTCGTCGATGATAAGTGGCTCATTTGCTTCGATAGTGTCGGCAAATGCTGTGTTACCAAATATGTTAGCAGCGCTAGTAGACTTAGGAGCAAAGAACCTTGTGGTACCTTTTGCTCGCATTGAGATGTCACCGAACTGAGTACCTGAGTTGTTCAATGTCATTTGTCCGCCGTTCAAGGCGTAGAATGCAATACGTACGAAGATTGACAGAGAACCAATACCGTTTACACCAGCACCATCCCGTGCTACATAACCGATACCGTTCTGAGTACGAGGTGTGAAACCAAAACATAGTACATATGTATATAGTGAATCTGGATCTAGAACTCTTCGGTCTGCAAGTACACAACCACCACCTCGACCTACCAACCTGTTAGGGAAGTCGTCGATGCCGATGGATGCTACTGTTCCTGTTCCGCCTGATTCACATTGTACGGTATCACCTACCGCAAAACCTCGATTGTTCTTAAGGTTTCGTACTCGAATCTTACGATTTTGGTCGACGTCACGATCAATACCCTGAGCTGCATCCATGCTGTCATCCCAAGAGAGATAACCAACTGCACCAGATGAGAATGTAACTTCATCACCTTCTTGCCACAACGACAATGCAGGGTTAGCATTTTGTCCTGTCATGCCAACTTCAAGTGTAAACTCTCTACCAAGGTCAGCTAGTGTACCTTTGGTGTTGTATGGGTTAAGAGGTGGTTCAACATCAGAACGAACAAAGTTTGAAAGCTGAGTTGAGTCTCTCAAGTATGGAGAACGAAGTAACTTAGCGCCTGGTCGATAAGCAACCGCGAATCCACCTTCTGGGAAATCGAAGTTATCGATCTTCCAGTTCATGTAAGAGAAGCCCTGTACATAACAACCAGAACCTACTAGAATCGCATTGTTATTTTCATAACCTGGAAGTGCTTCAATAACCGTGGCATACTGACCAGATGTAGAAGTAACCGAACAATCATCCGGCAACATCAAGTTACCCTTGGTGTAATATGTTCCTGGCCCTGCAGAAATATGAACTGAGTTGTTTAAAGCATTTCGATCAAATGATCCACCAGCCTTTTCTAAACAAAGCTCAAACGCTCGTTCCATACTTTGAACTGGCTGTAACATAGTTCCTGGGTTGTCATCATTACCTGATGCAGCATCAACGTGAACTTTAAGAGCCTGTGCAGTACTCTTCGATACTTCGTCAAATAATTGACTGTAAGAAATTTGTTCTGTTTGACCTGTCTTTTCGTTCTTAATAGCAAAGTAGCTATCTTGATCAAGAGGTGGCTCAAACTTATCATTGAGATCCATGTCAAAGTCGACAAGAGTAGAATCCTTAACGATACCATTGTCGAACGTTGACTTAGTAACATCACCACTGTCGAACGTTGATCTTGTTTGACTAAAGCCATCAGCACTTGAACTCGTGATGGTCATGTTCTGAGCTACTACATTATCCATCGTTCCTGTAAAGGATGAATTAGTAATTTCAGAATTCTGAATTGTACCTTGGTCAATTGTAGTATTGGTAAAGACGTTGTTATTGCCGGTACCATCAGAGAAGTCTGAGTTAATGATTTCAACATTATCAAGATCAGACTGAGTAATTGTAACGTTGTTTGCTGTTGAATCTTCAATTGCGCCATCTGTAAACGTTGAATTAGCAATTTCTAAATTATCAGCAGTGCTATCGGTGATTGTAGAATCATCAATAGTAGAATTTGTAAGTACTACATTATTACCAGTACCGTTATTAAATTCAGAATCAGTTATAACAACGTTGCTTGCAACCGAATCTTCAATTTCACCGTTCGTAAAGACAGAAGTATCAATGGTAGATCTGGTAAGTACTACGTTGTTGCCGGTTCCGTCATTAAACTGAGAATCAGTAATAACTACGTTATTTGCGGTAGAGTCGTTTAACTCAGAATTTGTAAGTACTACATTGTTACCGGTAGAGTCAAAGATCTCTCCATCAGTAAACTCGGAATTTGTTATTACAATATTGTTAGCAGTGGAATCTTCAATCGACCCATCATTAAATTCAGAATTTGTTATTACAACATTGTTTGCTGTACTATCATTAAGTTCTGAATTCGTGAGTACAACATTATTACCGGTTGAATCATTAATCTCGCCGTCGTTGAACTCAGACTGAGTAATGATTACGTTGTTTGCTGTAGAGTCGTTAATCTCACCGATATTAAATTCGGATGAGGTAATGATTAAGTTATTAGCATCCGAGTTCGTAATGACAGTATCGTCAATCGTCCCTCGTTCAAAGTTAGTATCTTCGATGTCAGAATTGTCGATAATGACTCGATCAATGCGCAGGTCGTGGATGAACGCGCCGGAAATGTCTCCGCCGGTAATCGTGATCCGATCAAATACCTCGTACTGAATGGCCTGTACGAGTTCTTTACGAGTGATGTTTGATGTGCCATCATCACCTTGTACCAGATTGACAATAACAAATAGATCTTCTGATCTAGTATTATCACCGGTAATCGGAGGTAATTCTGAAATCTTCGCCATCTAGCCTTTCCTTTTTACTTTATATTTATAAGACCATTATTGGACTAATGTGACTATTCGCTTGGTAAGCGACTTTCTAAAACTTCTACTTTTTCTTTCAATTCTTTAATTGCTTCCAATAGTAGAGGGATAAGGCCATTGTAGTTCACGCCTTTATACACTCCATCATTTTTTTGTATATCATAAATAACTTCAGGCAGGACTCTTTCAACTTCCTGTGCTATAACACCGGATTCGACAGTATCACTACCAATTTTATTAAATGTGTACCCATTCACCGACATAAGTTTGTCTAGGCTGTTGGGTATAATCATTAAATTTTCTTTTAATCGTTGATCAGATGCGGTAACAACGTTGCCTGATGCAGTAATGTTACCAGTAACCGTTAGGTTAGTATCGATTTGAGCGGTTCCTGAAACGTCAAGATCACCCAGAACATTAAACCCTCCAGTAGTCCACTCAGCAGTAGAGTACTCTGATCCTGCAAGTGTAACTCGTAGTTGTCCAACAGGATTCGCACCGTCGAGAGTTCCTCTAACATGTGAGGCATAGCCCGAACCTTCGAAACTAATCTTTCGTTGTTGTATATCTTTTGGCGTATTTAATGTAGTAATATCAGTACTAGCGTTATAGTTAACACTTACATTAGCAGGACCAACCCCAGGTTGAAGTGCACTACCGACTCGAGCATTTGTGAAGTAAAGATTAGTGGAACCTTCAGGAACGTCATCGGTATCAGAGAATTGAGATGCACCAACAAATGAGGCTGCAGTAACAGTTCCAGTACATACAATACTAGGAATTGTTAATACACCTGCAGTTGAAAGTTCAAACTTAACAGGAGCGACGCCAGTGTCGATAATAAAGTTTGAGTCGGCTTGAGTATCATCAATACCCACATCCCAACTAAAGCTTCCATCGGTGAAACGAACTTGGCCACCAGATGCAACGTTATTAAATATAGCGGCAGGATTAGCAGCAGCTGTAATCTCAACGGGAGATCCGAATGCAACCGTACCGGAACTCGATGCAGAGTTAATAAGATCAGTTTTAAGATCACCACCGTTACCTGCATCTACAACAAGATTATCAGCTGTAAAAATACCGGTTAGTGTAGCGTCTCCGTCTGTTGTATCCCCAGAGCCTGACGCAGTCATTACTTCGTCTTTGAATATGCCGACCATTTCATTAGTCTTAGCAAGCCAATTCTCAAACGTCTGACTGGTAGTTACTTCGGTTATTAGTGGTTTTGCCATTTTATTCGGATTCCAACTTTTGTATTCTGTCGTAAATAAGTGTTATGCTCTTCTTGATTTCTACGATATCATCATGGAGCCTGTCAACTTTACGGTAGTACTTACGCTCTACTTTATATTTATTCAGCGCTTCAACATCGGTATTGAGAACAGCACCGGTTATTGGATCTTTTTTACTTTGCATGATAAGTCTACCCCTAGGATAACGCTATGGCCCTGTAATCGTTTAATGTGGGAGCGTTGTGGATGTTAGGTGATAGCATATCAATGCGGATGGCAAACTTTCTAAATCCAGAGAAAGTACCAGCATTGCTAGTATATTGTAGTAGTCCATTAACATCCTTATCCGACTCAGCTACCTTATACTTGTACTCTTTAAAATCACCGATGTTAATATTTGAAGAGAATAAATTTACACCTTCAAACATTTCTAATTCTACCCATTCCATCTCACCAAAGCTCTGACCATCGTAAACATTCTGAGGCTTAATGTAAACCTTAATGTCTGTACCGTTAGGGCGATATGCGCTGATAGTTACTTCCATATCTTCGGCGTCAAGATCTTCAGCCAGTTCTACGCGGTTTGAAATAAACACCGCATCAGGATCAGATGCATCATTATTGATGTTATATTGATATGCGAATAGTTTAGCAATTTCGATATCAACCACAGGTGTAGATGTTACGTTACCGCTGTTTTCTAAGTTGACTGTAAAGTTGAATGCTTTAGTTTCATTAACATCGTTAGATTTACTATATACCATCACACCCTTTTCTGGGAAGTGAATGTTACCATTAAACTTTAAGCCTTTAGTGTAAGTACTGCTTACGTCTGCTGGTGAAACGAATGTTCCATCAAGAGTTGTAGTTGCAACAGTATCTTCTGTTTTCTGAATCATTGCTTGAACATAGCTTAGATTAATATCATCAACCGTTGTAATGTCAGCAGTCTTGCCACTGTCGAGTCCAACAATCTTAGTTGTTGCATCTGAAGGATTACTTGCTTGGAATACTCGTGATGGCTTAGCTGAACTGTGCTCGAGGTTCATAGTAAATGGTCTTAGTACATTATAGTAACTTATGTTACCTACCACCACTGCTGCACAAGTTCCTCCACTTACCGCAAACGATGTTGGCTTATTCACAGTAAGTTGCGATGCGGAATCGACACTGATAACTTTAAAGATATCTTTACGAGTAGCACCAGCATCATTTATTAGAATAAAGTCATTCTCGTTAAACGTATCATCGAGATCTGTACCGGTAATGATTGCTGTATTTATTGCCATACTTACAGTTGCAGATGTTGAGCCTGCAAAAGCCTTTTGCTGGTAAACAAGCTCACCGGTATTGAATCGGCCAGTAACGTCGCTGATAGTCAAGAACTCACAATCATTTGCTGTCATTGTAATTGAACCAGCAGACTCGTTAAAGTTATGTCGATAAAGCTTGAACTTTAAATCTTCGTCTTGGTATGACTTCCAAGCACTGTTGTTTGTTGAACTAAATAGAACACCATCACCCCAGTCCTGTACAATAGCAGTTCCTTGAGTCGCTCCAGGCGTAAGATCATTTTGTCCGATTTGAGATATGAACAGCAAGTAGTTAGGATCGTTAGCATCTGCTTGTAATACTAATGCATATTCTTTTTCTACATCCAATCTTACAGGAGCTTCAAAAGTAAATGTAGTTGGAACCGAAGCGTCATCAGATGCAGCCCCTACTAAATCAGAAGGTAGTTTACGAGACTTCGAGAATGGAATGATTTCGTTTGTTGGGAAACCATTAACAACTTCTCGTATCTGACAGGTGATACCATTCTCTGTACTAACTCGCTTGAAGAATACATCAACCTGAGATAAGAATACTGTATTGCTTCCAGCACCCATACCTTTCTTAACAAAGAATGTTTGAGCAAGTGGATCACGACCTTCTGGTCTTCGAACAACATTTCGAACAGTGGTTGTCTTAGCTACATCAGCATCTGGCTTACGAGTTGTTTGAGTAAGAGATGTACGCTCCATTGAGAAGTTATAAGCACGGTATGTAACAAAACCTGTAGATGTTGCAGCTGAATTAATATTGTCGTAAGAATCAACATCCACAATATCTAATACGCGATCACCGACGAAGAATGTTTCACCAGGGATTGTAAAGACTGCACGTAATACACCATTTGCATCAGTAGATACTGCATCACCGTATTCGCCTAATCGCTCAACTAGGTTAACATCGTCAACAGCACTTCCTGGGATTACATTAGCATTAACGTCTGTCTTGTCGAAGAAGAAATAATGTTGAGTGTTTGGACGAAGACCTGACATATAGACCTTAACATCCCTGCCAGCAATAAATGGCTTGAACTGTACATTACTAACAAAGTCTCCAACAGGAACTGAAACGCTAGTATTCTCAGGCATTGAGATATCGATATCACGCTGAGTGGTAACTTCTCGGAATGTGCCGGGATTGTATCCATACCGACGGTTACGATAACGTGGGTGGTGCCATCCGCCATGCCACCATCTGTTCCACCACCAATCACCACCCCAATATTCGCCAGGAACATATTCGTAACTGGTATCAGTAAGTGGTAGTACTTCTTGAATGTTATCAATGAGTTCGCTAAATGCTCCAGTCATATCAACATCAATTGTCACTGGATTGACCGTAGTGTCATAGTTCACGTCGTAAGGAGGTGAAATGTAACCGTTACCTTTGTACTGGTAGAAGTTGTTTGCACAAGTTCTAAAACCAGTTGCTGAAGGTTGGTCTATGAAAGCGACATTTGAATCTCGACCTAGTGTACCCACCTTAGCACTTGTGGCTGAAGGGAATAAGGAAGCGCCGGAGCTTGTCTTATATTTAAGATCAATAGGGAATTGCTTGACTGAAGGAGTAAGTACCTTACGACCATGCGGAATCGCTGCACTAAATAAAGGATCTTTAATGTTTGAAAGAGAAATATCATTGAATGGATCTACAATAAATCCATTTTTAAATCTGTTAAGTCCATTCTCATCGAGTACTCGCATATTTTGTGTATCAGATTCAAGCTGATTCAATGAGATGTAATAAGACATATTGTCGATTCTCTTTTCGAGAGAATGCATGTCTTTCATAGTAAAGTTTTTAACACCTGTACCCTTACAAGTAATTGCATGTGCTCGTTTATTTTGAGCATCAGCTGCTCGAGCTGATAGAGCTGGAAAGCCAGGGACTCGAACTTCAGCAACGGCAAACTCTTCTCGACTTACTCGTGGTGGTGTTGGGTTATCTTGCTCTTTACCTTTAAGAAGTTTAATTTCACCATAAGAATCAACAACAATACTGTCGATACGTGCTAAGTAATATTCGATGTCAGTTGTAATTGCTTGATCGACTGCAGGGATGAGAGGTGTACCGTGACCATCAGCACCAAAGGTAGTAACTGCACCACCTACGGTTCCAGCAATAATAGGAGCGGTTGGCCCGTCGTTTGCACCATAGTTTGCATTAGCTGCTTTATCTGCGACTGGTCTAAAGTCAAAGCACTCTCGTAAACTATATGAATCACCTGCATCAGCTACGTAAGCTGGAATATCAGATGGTTGAATTGTATTGGGATAACTGTTAATTGTAAAGTAGTAATCACCAGATGAACTAATTACTTTAAAGCACTTTAATTGAATAATCAATCGCTGGTTACCAGGACGTGGTCGACCTTGGATGTATTCAATATATGAAATATCGTAGTGAGTATCTTTTTGGTTATTATGCAGCTTAAAGCTCTTGGTGTAATCAGTTCCTAATGTGTCTTCGATACTAATAATTTCAAATACGTCTGGGAAACCAAGGCTATATTTGTTTTGGCCTAGGGTATGATCAACACGTACAAACGGTTCTTCTACTACCTTACCATAAGGCTCTACACCATCTGTGGAGCCAATCAAACGAACGTTATAGTAAACCTCTACTGAACTCCAAGGACCTCCAGATGGATCCAGCTCAATCACCAGCTCACTGTTATTAGTCTGTGTGGTAGTTGAAGTGATTGTTGGATAAGCACCACCTGCCGCAACAACCAATACGTCGTTATTATCACATACAAAGTCTTCACCTGGGCCTGCTGTAATCGTGATGACGTTTGTTTGAGCAGTTGCAGATACCTGTTGTCGTACTGGAATCAAAGTATCTGAGGTCGAGAATAAGCTTACCAAACCAGTGCGGAAAATGAGTGGCTTAAGTCCTACATTTCGAATTACATTTCCTACTGAAACAAATCCGTTTCCATCTGAAAGCTTAGCAATATCTTGTACTGCACCTACCATTACTACGTTTGTGATATAGGCTTTTGTAGGTGTAATGTTAATCGCTTGACAAGAACCGATAGACGAACCACCAGAATCTTGAATATCAACCGTTGCTCGATTTAAATCAATTTTACCACTAAAACCAGTAACATCAAGATAGTAACCATAAGCAGTTGATACCGCTTGGTTGGCTGCAGTTTCTGTTTCAGTTATTTGATCAATAGGGAAGGAGCGTTCTGCATTGTTCTCAACTCGATAACCTTTAACATAAGCAACACCGGTTCCTAACACTGCATGTGCTGATGCTGGCGTACCTGGTGCTGATCCTGAAGGAACAAGGTCATCTGAAATTACGTCGAAGTTATCAAGTACATAGTTACCTGATTCTTCATAAGTCCGGCGGGCCATCTCTTCACCGAGAACGTTATATTGAGAAACGTCTCGAATTGTTACTGCATTACCATTTTGGTATCGAATCAAAGAGAAAAATTCGACATCACTATTACCTGTTTCGCTATTAACAACGATAAGTTCTGGTGTAAGCTTAAGTCGATCAGCACCAGGAGCGTTTTCGTTAGCGGATCCATTTGCATTGTCGAAAAGTTGTGCATCTTCAAGAGCATTAACATTTCGCTCAGTAATCTTATAACCTACTGAAACACCGTCTGGTACTCGATTGTATTTAGATACAACAAGTGTTTGCTCACCCGCAAATATAAAGTGACCTTTCTGGAAAATAACACCGGGTGCTGATTGAATACCAAATGAATCACCAACCGCATCATCCGATGGTAAAGAAATTACAGAAAGAGTAGGTGGTGTGACATCAGATGGAGCGAATACTTCGTCAGTAGTACCACGCTTATATCTAAATAAGGTAATAGTAAGTGTATCACCTTTGTTGAATTTTTCTTGGCCTGGAATGGTGTTTAAGTAATTAATGAAGAATGTTTTCTTGTTAACCGGATCAGCGAGGAAACCGTTTGCTGCCTGGACAATGGCTGCTCGCAGACCTGCGGCATTACTTAAAACGTAAACATAATCGATTTCTACATCAATACCACCAATAGTTTCAATCTCAACTTTAGGGATATATGCTAAAGGATTAATGTCAGTACCACCAAGGGCATCATTTATTTTAACGAATTGCAGGCTGTCAAGGTTTGTAAAGTTACAACCTTTAATAACGCTTCCTTCTTTGAAGATGTTATCTCCAAATTGTTCAACCTGATTTTGAAGCATTGACTGAAGTTGAATCAGTTCGCGCGCTTGAACAGCAAATCCTGGCTTAAACAATACGCGATAGTATTGATTCTCGACGTCAAAATCGTCAAAGTATGGTGACTTATTAAGATCTGTGTTTATAGGCATATCTAATTAAATTCCTTAAAGTTCCAGTACAAACTTAAATTCTTCTCTAGAAAGGTCCGTTCTCGCAAGTGGGAAAAAGTTTTCCATGAAGTACACTTCGCCTGAGCGTTGTTGGTAGTTCGACATCACGATGTTGTCTTCTACTGGACTATTTATAGTAATTGTTTGACCTGTTATATTTCTAAGCGGTAAAGTAAGATCTAATGAAGTGTCACCGTCTCCTGTTGCTGGATTGTTAGGATAAGGTCCCATGTATTCAGCTAAATAGAAGGTATTATTATCTTCATCAACCTCGTGTACTACTCCTGAGAATGTTACTATATTACCACTACTTAGTTGTGTTAACACTGTATTTGCAGATACCTTATCTATATCATCAGTTGTAATTGCAATACGGTTATCAAAAATAACTGGAGTGGTATCATGAAAAGTTGGTTCTTTTACAATTCCTACCCCTGTGTAAGTATTGCTATCACCAATTTGTGTATTATCATCTGCTGTAATATAAGCATAAAGCATAAAGTGCTTACATTTAAATTCGTCAATAAAGTTATATCCGTGGCCGCCATCAGGTGTTAGCCTAGCTCGTAAAATACAACGAACTTCATCACTTCCAGATTGCCCTGGTCTAAAGTCAACTCGAGGATCTGTAACAGTAATTGTAATATTATGATAGCCGGTGCCTGGCTCAATTAATTGAATGCTTCGAATTTGGCTATCGACAATATTAGGTATTCCAATAGCACCTGTACCATCACCTTCAATCTTAACTTCTGGTAAGATTTTCCAAGAAGCGTTTTGAGTAACACCAGCTGCAACTGGATTTGCTGCACCTGTAATTAACTCACCACCAACTCGTATCTGAGCATTACCTGTATTCTTATTATAGAAGTAATAAGTGATTTTAAATATTCTTGTTGTTACACCATCAGGATTCGTTGTTATTAGATATTGCCCAGTATAATAATTTGTTGTTGGACTTACTACAGTTGAAGGATCAACAATAATAATACCAGTCGAATATGGACTACCTACTAAAGCACCACGCTCTTCTTTATATCCAAAGTTATCATTAGGATTAACAACTAATATGTCAGAGACTTGGCTACCTGTACTCGTAGGAGGATCGATAACATAATCGTCAACTAATGGAATATAACCAACAGCGTTGTATGCTTCGAATTGAAGGTCGGTAAGCTTATACATAAACTTCCAAACATACCCATCAGCTGTTTCATATATTTGATTAGGAGTTGTTTCAGCCCAGTTAGGTGGGTTTGAAACCTCAGTTCGATCGTTATTGTTTAAGCATTTATAAACTCGATAGTCTCCAGTGTCATTATCGTTTGGACCGACAACGGCATAGAACTTAACACCGGTAAGATCAACTTGGTCGTCATACTCTTCGAATACTAATCCTTTCTGCCAAGGATAATACTTAATCATGTAATGCATATCGTTAGACGATATTTTCTTAGCAAACAGTGTTTTCTCTAAAAATTCATTTTTTGAAAATAAAGAATCCGAAGGATCGAACGGGCCGATTGACGACACAAAAAGATAGTAATCTTCGCTTGCTCTTGATTGTTCAAGGAAGAGTCTATTCAAGTCACTTTTTAGATTGGTGCTTAGAATCTCTGGCATGATTGCCCCGTTGTTCGATGCTGGTTTACTTTATTTATTATCATCCTCTATACCTCAATTGTCTTCTTTCTTCTAGGAAATACATTTCCACTCGCAGGCCTTTCTTTATGTCGAGGTGCAAATGCTGCGCCATGATTCATGTACTTTCCCGGTGAATTACGAACAGCCCACGGAACATTAATCATTTGAGTAGTATTCCCGTGTAAATCAGTAATGTCACTGCCGCCGTTTTTAAAATCGTTTGCGTAAATGCTATAAACATCTGAGCTGGCCCCATCTAGGTACTGGACAACTTTTTCACCGGCCGACCCTTGTGTAGTATCGGTTTTTGTGTTATATGCAGTTATGATCCAATTGGTGCTTGAGAAGTCAACGCCCCGTACAATATTTTTGCTATCATTTTGTATTTGCTCTTTAAGTTGAGCTATGCTTGGATATGTTCCGCGCTTCAAGTAAAAGTCATCTATCATTAAGGCTGCAGCCCCAGCAGCCCTAGGTCCTGCACAACTCGTTCCACCAAATCCTGACCATGTATAACCATTTTGATCAGTAGTTTGCATTGAGCCAACTGGGTAACTACTAAATGTGTTAGACCCCGGAGCTGCAATGTCTATGCCCGGTCCTCTATCACTAAAACCATCTAAATAAGGATACAACCGGGATGTAGTCGCCGCTGCAACTGTGATCTCGTTTGAATAGCATCCTCTAAAAGAGCGGTTAGGATAAAATTGTTCATAACCAGAACCGAGCGGGCCTTCTCCTTCATTAACAGCAGTTAAATTAGCTAAAGTATATCGGCTAGATGAAATACCTATTGATATGTAACTTTCCCCTGCAGCTACACTTAACTGGTTATGCCAATGCTGATGTTCTGGACCTACCTCACCTGCTATTGCATAATTGCCAGCACTTTGAAAATAATATATTCCGCCGACAGTATCGTAGTTATCTAAGATAGTGTCAAATGCTGTATCTCGAAGGTCACGGTTATATGGTATCGTCCACTTAGCTGTACTGTCAGAAGGATCTACTATTAAACGAGGAGCGATATTAGCATTTGCAAAAGGTCTTAAATCACCTTCCCAGCTAGTTGAACTCCACGAAGTGGCTACTATCGCACCTATCATTCCAGAGTGTAATGTACACCTATACTTAAGAAGAGTTGAGGTGTTTGCAGGCACTGTAATAGTAACCGTAGCAGTTCCTTGACCTGTAATCCACGAGTCAGTCCTTACTTCTAAGGTCGAGTGGTCAATAATTTCGATAGGATGAGAACCTACACTACTTGCGTCTAAAACAACCGTGTCACCGGCTTTTAAAACTAGCGTGGGATTATCTTGACTAGCTAAAACGCTGCCAGTTGGTCGGTAAGTACCTCGGTCATATCCTTCAAAACGATAAGCACTTGATCCGTTAGCAGTCACTTTATAGTTAAATGTTGCTAGTTGTGGATCACCTCGGTTAATTGTTATAGGCGAGTCAATGGGATTTCCCAGCGAATTGTTTGGCCCATCAGGATAATACGTTATAGCTTTAACTTTATCTACTGGGATACCACCATTCATCCCATCAGTTGTATAAATCCAAGCTCCAGTTACAACAGTTGCATTACGTATACCAGTGTTAGGATTAACAGGTTTACTTTGATGCCACGCTAATACTGCATTCATTGCTTCAGCAACACCGTCGCCCAAATATACGACTCTTAAAGATGCGTTAAAAGCCCAACCAGAGGCTTTACCACCTGTAGCACTTAATACACCAATCGCGTGAGCGCTAAAATATTCAGATCCGTTATCAACTTGGTTAAAGCTCACTAAGTTAGGTTCGTAGTCTTCCCAGTTCATTGGAACAAACCTTGATGTACCCGAGTTAGCTCCCAATCCGCAAAAGTCTACATGTGGACTATTGTGCCAGCTATCATAAGAGGTTGTTGGTGATCCTGCTTCAACAGCAACAATATCTACATATTCACCTGCGTAGTTTTGTATTACTTGACCGTCGAAAAAAGGGTCTTCAGTCGTCGAATTAATCGGTAAGCTTCGTGAGACTCCTTCTGCATTAGAGTGATATCCGTAACCAGTCGAGCCGGAAAGGATAAAATTTGATGTTTCATTTGCTGTAGGGGTTGCTCCGCCAGTATACAATAATGCCATTGGAGAATAATCTAAACCATCCGCAACCCCGAGACCAGCGTTATCCCAATCATTAGCAACTAATCTTTGTGGAGTAGTTCCATCTCCTCTTTCATAATTAGGTGACCCGATTGTATTATAAGAAGCGTCTTCAACTTGTAATTCTGGTACTACATCTCGGACCTTTTCACTTGCTTTAAGCGTAGCAACCTCTTCGTCTGTTAGCATCATTGAAATCAAACTATCTAATAAACTTAGATTAGATTTGACCTGCATTCCTGCAGCTTCATTTGCTAGAAACTCTGGTTCGTTAGTTCCTTTTACGAGAACAACTGTATGCTTATGCTTTTCCATATTAGCTCTCTAATACTAACCCTGTTAAGGATACGGTAATTGTTGCAGTTCCTGAGTCTATGTTTGTAACAGTAACCGGAACAGTTGTTTCTGAATCATCAACATATCCGTAAATTGCCGGAGTTACTTTAAACTCAGTTGTTCCTGATTGAGTCGCAATAAACTCGGCAATAACGCCTCCACCTTCTGGTGGATCTTCACCTTGAGTTCGAGAAGCATCGGCTGTTCGAGATGCTGTATCACTATAGATACGAACCCAGCAAGGTGCATCTACTTGGCATGTATACAAGGCATACGAAATACCTAAGTTTGCGAATGATAAGTTAGTACTCGATCCAGCGTTGAGGCTAGTTGCTTGTTCGGATTCGGTAGCTCGAGATAGTGAACCACCTCCGCCGCCGCCGCTGTTACCGGCCGCAGGTTCAATTACAATAGTACCAACCATACTCGAGTGTGCTTGACATATGTACCTATAGTTACCAGAAATACCTGCTGGAATTTTCCAGAATAAAGCGCCACCTATTCCTGCGTTTGCAGCTGAACCTTCGTAATAGACTCCTAAATCAAGTGCAACTAGTCCTTCATTATAATCTGCACCTGCCGCAGTTTGAATTACGAATGGGTGTACAGCACCACCTGCACCAGTTAAATCAAATCCAACTGTCGTTCCTGCTTTTACATAAATTGTTGGGTTATCAGCTGTACCATATTGGTCAAAACGATATGAAGAAGAACCATTATTAGTAACCTTTAATACAGTGGTAGCATTTAAGAAACTGTTTTCAAATAATGCTTTATCTGAAACACCGGCAGGCTGTTCACTAATGTTTAAATAAGTTGGAGTGAACGTTACGTTTCTCCAAGTCCCATCACTACCGAAGTATTTTAAAATATCATCAGATTGTGGATTTGTAATTGTGGTATCAGTAATATCAGCCATAGCAGTTGAACCACCGCCACCTGATAATGCGGCCCATGCAAAATCTGAACCATCCCACTGTAATACTTGGTTTGCACTTGCACTACTTACGTTTAGGTGAGCACTTACTGCGTTATCATTATATGCACCACCACCACTTTGTGAAATCCAAGAATAGTCAGTACCGTTCCAACTTAATATATCGTTTTCGCTAGCGCCACTTACATTGATATGAGCATCAACATCGCTATCAGCATAAGATCCACCGCCACCAGAGATATCATCGAATACCAAACCATCAGCATTACTGTTAACAACCAATGCTTGGCCGGCCGTGCCAAACGAACTTGGTGTATCAGATAAACCGATTATAGTGCTTGAACCACCGCCACCACTTTGAGCTACCCAAGTATATGTACCATCTGCATTTGATTTAAGTACATAATCAACGGTTTCACTATTAGTAATATTGGTTGAGTAAACGATGTTGTTTAAAGGATCGGAATAGTTTGTTACTGCACCAGCTGAAGTGTCTGTTAACACTTTACGCCATTCACCGTGAGCGTAATACAATGCGCCTGTATCGTGAGCATGCCCAATAGATCCGTGATAAGTACTTGGGCTTAGAGCAAGTAATGATTCTTCTGTATCGTGCAAGAATGAAATTTTATGAGGTTTTCCAACAAGATCGAATGCTCCATTTTGATCGAAAAGAACTTCTGCATTTGTAGAACTACCTAATGCGAAATATAATTCCGTGAAGTTATCGTTTGCTTTATCGAATGCATTCCTTAACGGATCACCTGTTCCGTCGTTCGCTGATGCACCGATATTAATTATCTGCTTGGCCATAGCATTTTTTTCCTAGAGTTTGGTTAACTAAATATTTATTAACTAGTTGGTTCGTGGTCAACTGTAATGAAAGAACTATCAACAGTAAAGTTCGTTACCGATGCTTCAAGGCTGTCAGTATTCGCTGTGTCTAATGGCGAACCTCTTCCGTCGTCATTGAATCGTCGGAAGAATCGAGTTCTTGCATTATTCGGTACTTCAACCTTATAAACAAAGTCACCGAATAGTTTTGTTCCTGCTAAGTGTACATTTTCTTTAAGTGTACTTTCATACATACTTAATGGCAGTGTTGACTTGATTAAGTAAGAATAGTCTTGATAGAAATCGCTATCTTGAATACGTACACCAGCATTAAAGTATTTAAACTGCGTAACATATTCGTATAACTCAGGACTCAAATCATAAAAGCCCTGTTGCTTCATGCTAGGTGCAACAATATTATTCCATCTATTTAATTGCTCAACCGTACCTCCGCCAGCAACGATCCGCTCATAAATTGTAACATCATCAGGAGTAATTGTACCATCTTGATCTGCATCTAAATAAGGAAATCCGTCTGAACTTATAGTTGCTCCCCAGTTCGCGAAGTCTTCATCCCAGAGATACTGAGTTTGATATGGAATCCATAGAACATCTTCTTGACCTGCATACCAAGTCTGACTCTTTAAGTTAGGTGCAACAATTTCATTCCATCTTTGAGTAACTGCTTCAGCAGCTGTACCAGAAGCAAGAAGCTGGAATTGTATTAATCCAGGACCATTTAGCGGAAATCCTTGCTTAGTCATATCATATATTGCGTACCCATCAGAAGCAGTGCTTTCCATCCATGCTGCCCATTGAGGCGCTAGATCTGGGAATATGTTTACGGGATTATTACCAAAGATAATTTGAAATCCACCAATATTCCATACATTACCAATAGGAAGAATTGTTGTCTCACCAACAATAGCAGCTTGCGTTTGTTCTACAAAATCCGATGTAGGTAAAATAGGATTTTCTATCGTAATTTGTTGTTGTTCGTATCCATTTAGATGTGAAGTAAAATCTGCCCAGTAACCTTCTGTAAAACCTTGTGTGTTTTGTTCAATAATACCGTAAGCCTTACGGTTACCGTCTTCATCTTGTAATTCACCTACAGTATTTGCGACATATCCAAAGCCGGAGTTAATAATCTCGACTTTACTAATTTGTCCAATAGCAAACTCTGTTTCAGTTTCTACGATTGCGTTATCACCATAGTCTTTGCTTTCATAATCTGTTTGAACTGCATCAACACTGAAACGATCTCCGTTTGCTTTTTGAACATCATTAACACCATCAAACCCGTAATAAGCAAATGGTGTAATACTAATTGTTCCCTTCGTAGTATCAATTGCATTTACTTCAGCACTCTTTCCAGTAGAGTTTTCCGTAATCAATTCACCAATACTAAATACACCTGCATCAGCCGGTGTTTCAAACCGTATTATTTGTCCTTTACGTCCAAGATTCTTAATCACCTGATCTTGAGCCCGAGCAAAAACCTGTGTAGTATAATTCTCACCTGAAGCAATATTACGGAATAGTTCGATACGACCAATTGTAATTGGTGTTAAGTCAAATGCATCTTCAAGCGGAGTAGTAATCGTTACCGGACTTGCAGTACCTGACATTGGAGTAACTGCCCCATAATCAGCAGCATCGAGAGTTGTTGTAAGATAAGGCTGGATTGGATCGGTAATAACTGATATTGAAACTGTGTTTTTAATGTCAGCAATAACACTCGTACCTAAACCGTCGTCAGCATATTGTGTTCCTGGCGAGCTGACATTGTAAGGTGTAACTAAGTCAATATCAATTGGATTGCTTGGGTCCCTGTCTATTGCAAATATGTTTCGAGTATTTTCGAATGCAATAGGGAAACCACCGCGAATAGTTACGATGTTCGTTACATATATTCCTACGGCGTTTTCTGTTTGACCTAATACTATACCTTCGTTGTTCTGAGTATCTCTTACTCGTTCGTATAATACAAATTCTAAGCCGGGATTATCGAGAATAAATGTTTGTTGTGAAACTAAAAGTTTCGTATTTTCAACACTGTATCCATAACCGCCATAAATGAGTTCGTAACTAATCTCTCCTGAAGTACTATCTGAAAGACCTTTAACAACTGCTTTACCACCGCGACCTTGATCTGATACAACATTTAAAATATCACCAACGCGATTGTTTGTTGCCCGATCTTTATTAGTGTCAACTTCAAAAGCATTTAATGATCCATTGACTCGACCAAAGTCAACAAGCTCGCCATCGATACTTGAAAGAACGTCATCATCCTTTTGGAAGTTACCTTGAACTGCATCAATGTAAATAATAGGAGTGCGCGTACCTTCGATTAAAATAAAGTTAATGCGGCTTACAGCTGCCTTAGCACCGGAAACTGATCCTTGAATATTTTTTGAAATTAAATCTGCGTAGGTATATTTTTTACCGAGCGACGATACAAAGGAATTATTATTAGAATATAGCTGAAGATAAACACCACGCTTCCATTTTGAATTCGATATCTTTAACATCTTTTCTGCAGGATACGTAATATCAATCTCGTACTCATTATAGAATATCGAGAAGAACGTTTCAATACCTGCAGGTGTACCTTTTCGACGATAAAGATCTAAAATATTTTTTACTAGAAATGGTACACTGTTTTCTTTGAACGGTAAATCGGCTAGGAACTTTTTGTGGAAAAATACGAGTAATTCTTTAACAGTAGAGTCTACATCTTTATAATCAAACAACCTTCGATTAACGTGGTGACTTTGATTTGTAGCTTCCTCTAGAAACTTATAATAATATCTAGTCAGCGCAACGAGTTCTGGACCATCTTGTTTATAGATATCCGGAAATTGTTGATCGATGAAAAACGATATATTCTTTTCTATTTCCATTAGGAATTATCTCTCTTAATAACCGCCGCCACTGGAAGATGAACTTCCGCTGGATGATCCTGTTGTTTGCAGAGTTCCAATAGTCGAACTTGAAGAAGTTCCAGTTGCCATGGCTGATTCTTCCAATACCGAAACAAATATATCTTCATCTCTTAACAGGAATACTCGACCCTGAGGAGATTTAACATCACTACTCTTAATGTTTGCTTTAATCTTAATTGCACTACCAGTATATTCTTCAACAATAAAGTTTGACAATACAACGTTACCTGTGTCATAATTGACCTTGCCTGCTGTTGGGTTTACAACCTGTGGATCAGTCGCGTCATCAGTGACTGTCATAATATTACCCATACCATCGTCCTGCAAATAAACACATACACCATTTACATCAAATGGAGTACTTGTAACCGCGGGCTTATAACCACTAAATCCGTTAGCAGCTCTAAAAGGATATGGCCTAACCAGCTGGGCTTCAAAGTTAAATGAAGGAGCGGTTCGTACATTTAGAATAGGAGCATACTCAATGTAAGGTGTGACTATAATTGATGTACTTTGAATAGCAGTATCGATACTATCAATCTGACTTGCTAATCTACTCTTACGTAAAGAAGTATTAAAGTTCTCAAGATTATTATCTGAATAAGCTTGTACTATTTGACGTATAGATGATTCAAGTTGCGAAGCATTCTTTTCTGTTTCTTTTAATGTGAATATAGTATCAACGCTAAGCTCAGCGTAAATAAACTTAGTTTGTACAAATACAGGCTCAATACCTAGAGGACTCTTTTCTGATAGGTAAGCAATAAATGCATTACTCAATGTTGAGCTAATTAACTGAGTAGTACTATCTAAGTAAACTGAAATAGCAACCTTACCAAACTGAGGTGGATCGAGATCTTCACCACCATAAGCTGCAACTGCTTTAATTTCTGGAAATTTTTGCTGCAATAAGATTTCGTAATCTTTAGTTGTGCAAGCTCGTTCTTGAATTTGCAATGCCTTAGGTGCGAAGTAACGAATGCTCTCAATACTTTCTCGTTCTTCACCACCGGCTGCGGCCGTAGTTGTTTGACATTCGATAGTAGCGTTTTCTAAAAATCCGGCTGAGAATTGACTAGCACCATTTGATTCATTGCCTGAACAAATACGATACCTTACACGGACATCTTCGAATTCTTGAGGTTGTAAACCAAACTCGTTCTTACCAAAGTAAATCGAATAACGATCATCGTAATAAGGTTCTATATAGAATACTCGATCCGTGGGTTTTACACCATAAATCGTAGTTGCTCGTGTAAAGACGTTTTGATCTTCAGTTGCTTCAGCATCAACGAATACTACAATACTGTTTGTATCAACTTCGTTGTTTGAAAGATAGACTCGTAATACTCCATCAGCATCAATAATAAATCCTTCTCGCTGGAAGCTCGTTAACATCTGACCTTCGAAAATATCTACATTTTCTGCGATGAAAGTTACTTCACGTGTAATTGGATCAATATTTTTACGAGCAACATATGTTTGTTCAGTGACAAAATTAAATGTTTCACCCTGGTAGCTTGAACTAAAGCTGCTATAGGTTGGAATCGTAATGGTTGAGTTTTCTTCATCAGGCGCTGTAATTACAAGCCTTATCGTTGCTTTAGCTGACCTGCGAGATCTTGGAATATAATTTAATTCTTTAGCATGGGAAACAACGGAGTTCTTAATGACGGCCGAGTCAAGAAACATTTCGTTGATTGCCATATTGGTATAGAAGTTATTTTGGAACGTGTTAAAAGCGAGTACATCGAGCAAAGCAGCCATGTTACTACCTTCAAAGTTGTAATCTTTGAATTGTGCCTGTTGCGCTAAATACGTTTTTAACTGACTTTTAATACCTTCAAAGTCAAGTTCCGTAATTGGAGTTTTTGGATTGGCCATCTTTATCTTATCCTTTCTAGTATGACGTCTAGTTGTATTGGCGCGCTAGTATTTTTAATGTAGAATGTTACTCTTACACTTACTGTATTATCATCAATAATAGATGAAACCAAAACATCAATGAGTTCAGCTCTAGGTTCGTAATTCTTTATTGTGTTTTTTACTTTTTCTTCTATTAACTTGAGAGTACCCGGTGTCACATTTTCAAATAATAAAGCTCGTATGCCACCACCTAAAAAAGGCTGCATAGGACGTTCACCAGGATCAGTTAATAGCAAATTACGAATCGCTTCTTTAACAGCAGCTTCGTCTTTGTTTACAGTCAGGTCTTGAGAGACAGGAGAAATCTGCAGGTCTTTTTTAAAGTCCGCATATAGTGTCGGTCTTTTACTGACTGGCGTTTTAACTACTACTGTCATCTTGGTACGTTCCTGATGTCTAGATGAATCTCATCGTCTTTGATGACGATATATTTAAATCCAGCTTTAAATGCTTGTTCTTGAAAGTCTTCTATACTTTTGATTGAAGTAGCAACACTCAAGTCTTCGCTCGGAATATCAAAACTAAAATCGTTCTTTATATCTATAACAAGCCCACTTAAGTGACTATTTTCTGGATCCCCACCCACTTTCTCATTATATTCCGTACTGTACCACCCTCTGGTAATAGTAATATCTTTACCAAGTACTTTTCTCAATCTCATTAGATATACTTTAACATCTAAATCAATTCGTGTATAACCTGTAATTCCAAGATCTTCTACCCAGTCACCCGAAACTTTAATCCCTTTATGACCAGACTTAAATACTTTACCACATACAGGAAGTTCTTGATATTCCTTTGCGGTAATCGGCTTTACTGCTATGGGCTTTTCGCCAGTAGAGGTAACGACCTCTCCGTTGTTATCACCATCCCACATAGCTCTTAATCTATTTATGGCTTCTTCACGACGTTCAGGAGAATATCTTATTGCTCCATTACGAATTGCAGTCGATGTATTAATGTTTGAGATTGCTTCCATCCGGCGAACAATACGTTGAAACCTTAATCCATAATCATCGAGTGGATTCATGATATCTTTAAGTAATGCTTCGACATTAGCTGCAAGGGCACAGAACCTAAAGACAAGATAACGAATTTGTTCTAATCCTGGGCTTTCTAATAGACTTACCGCATAGTCAACGAATCCTTTGAGCTTATCTTTAATACTCTTTTTATTCTCATCAGTCAATACAGTACATAATTGTTCTTTAGCAGTCATAATTGCTTTAACACTCGCCAAAGATCCTTCGGTAAACTCACCGATAATATTCTCAACATTAAAGTTAGCAATCGCATCTTCAACTTCTTGGAATACTTTCTCAGCGATATCTTCCATCTTTTGTTTAATTTGATTAATTAAAAACGTAATAAGACCTTGCTGAGCAATTTCAGGAGGATATCCTTCAAACTCATTAATTTTCTGAATGAAAGCTAATGCATCGGTAATGATGCCATCAATTACTCCTATTAGATCATAGAACGCATCGATCTTTTGAAATATATTTGTCATAGTACTACAAAATCCACCGAGTAAACTATCACTAAACGAAGAAGTATAATAATTATTCAGCTCTCGTAATAGTTTAGTAAAATCAGTTTGATTTGCAATACCCTGTGGTGTATAATTAAATGCTTCCATAAAGTCCGCTACTTCGATAGCAGTCATATTTCCAGAAGCCCAGCGAGTTTGTATTTCAGGATAGTCGTTTAAATTGTTCGCCATTAATTCTTTAAACAATCCATTCAAATACGAAACCGTATTATTAAGTCCATCACCAAACGCGTTTGTCATTCGAGTTAAAGCGTTGTTGTTAGCATTTTCTGCAATGTTCTTCGAAAGCTCTTCGGTAAAAACCGCGATTTGAGCTGTCGTATACTCACCATTAAAGTTAACGGAAGGACCTGTACTCAGTGATAAAGTATTTTGAGTAATTTGATCTCTTAAGTCAATACAATTAGCCACTGCTTAATCCTCCAGATTCGTATTAAAGGTGCCGGGTACATGTCCTTTTCGATTTACAAATGGATCTTTTTGAATTGACATATTTTTCGCTGGTGGCTCGGGAGCCTTGATCATTTCCATACCGTATCCGGATCCTAATAGCGGAGGAATGATTCCTCCAAAGAACGCTGTGAAGGGAGAGGTGAGAACTTGAGCTAGGAATAGGTCTCCATTACCTCTCGGATACGCCATCCCAGAAGCCATCGGAAACAACGGTGGGGCTGGATTACTAATGGCCGGTACGTTTAATATTGGCACAGTTGGTATGCTTACATTGGGTATAGTCGATGGCGTAACACGACCAGGACCGGGGGAACAAGGACTACCTGGTGATGAACTAATAGGCAATGGAGCACCTAATGTCGCAAAGTCTCCTCGAGTTCCTCCTACCTTTGTTGCTTGAACCGCAGTAGCATTTACAAGCTTTGTATTGACAGAAACGGTTGCTGTTAAAATACCAGTGCTCATACCAGTTGCATTCCATAGACCGGTAAAGCTTCCATTAGCAGCAACCATGTTTACAGTAGGTGCTATAACACTTAAACCAGCAGAAGTAGGAACACCAATAGTACCAGATGCAAGAGATGTCGGTGTATCTTTCGGTGATGGAGGAACTAATCCAGTGAAAGTCATTAAGCCATTTGAAGCCTGAAGATGAAAATCCATTGGAGAAGTAAGCTTAATACCTTTCGAAGCATAGACATTAAAGTCTTGCAACGCGTTATTTTTAATATGATTCGAAACATTATTAATCTGTTGTTCTGCTTCGATCTTAATTTGTTTTTTACCAAACAATGTAAGGGTATCAGTGTTTGCTTCGACTTTAACAGTTGAACCTCGTATGTTAACACCATCACCAGTATTTAAGAATAAGTTCATGCCTGAACCAATCTCAGTTGTGCCACCCACTAATAGTTTGTAGTTACCGGTAACTTCTTCTGTTTTATTACCATTCACTTTAACAAAAGCGTCGCCATTAATTGTAATGATGCTACCTGACGAAGATTCGTGTTTTGTTCCTATATTAATCTCATAACGGTCGCCTTCTGCTCGCTCAGTAGTAGTACCTTTCGCATCGATTTGAATAAAAGAACCAGTTTTATGGTGAATCATAATTCGCTCACCACCGGGTGTATCATCTAATTCTATAGTGTGGTGGCTGGTTTCGATTACCTGATTGTAAGGATATACTGTAGAGTAAGCAGACGGTGGTTGCTCCCACTTTTCTTCTCTACCTGCAATGTCTTGGTTCCTTTTTACATTCGCTGATACTTGGTTGTGAAAAGTTTTTCCGACATCCTCGGCTCTAGCAAGTTTAGATCTTTGATGATGACCAATATCTTCAGGTGTAAATCCTTTTGCTAACAGAGGTGCTACTTCTCCGTTCTTAACAGGAATAACACCATATCCGTCAGCGGTTGGAAACATTTCTTCTACATACTGAGTAGGAATCATTCCCAGAATCATTGGATGTTGAGCTTCGTCGCCATCAGTAAATATACCGAATACAAACGAATTGATTGGTGGTATAGGAGAGTTTGGATCGTAGTGACCTGAAACACATATAGCCCAAGGAAGATCTTGAGTAGGAATGTTCGCGTGGGTCCCGTGGACGCCGAACGCGCGCACCTGCACCCGACCTTGAAATTGTCGATCGTCATTATTCTCTACGACTCCGATGAAGAACATCGGATTAGGTATACCAATTCCTCTCATATTATTCCTTTCCTAGGTCTCCGGCTCCATCACTCCAATCATACTTAACTATTTTACAAATAGTGTTTAGTACGTTACCATCAACTTTGTTTATTACTCCGGTGATAAGGTATTTACCACTTAACTGTTTATTTCTACCAGATTTATTACTAGCATCGAGCTCTCGTATATTAATATCAGTTATCATACCAGGCATTAAATCTAATCGACCTTTTAAAGCAATAGTAGCACTCGTTGCGTTAGCGTGTTGATTATACATGATTTTATGTGCAGTCGTTTCTCGATAGAATTTCTCGTCTGCGGTTTGAGCTGATCCGCTTTCTTTATCACTATACTCTCGTATAATCATAAACTGTTTAGAATTATTTTGGTTAAATGTATCTTTTATGAATTCTTCTGAATGGATATCATTTCTTAAGCTAGCGGTTCTTCCACCAGAATCTTTATACTTGTTAACTTCTTCGTTATACTTATACGTGTATAGTTTTGTTCTATGTCGTAGCAAATCAATTTCTAAAAATGAATTTGTATATGAACCACTTAAAACTTCGTCAGCAACATCTACTCGTTTATCATTTACAAATTCTTGTATTGTACTCACTTGAACTGCAGCATCTTCAGGCTGCTTACTTGAATATGTAAAATAGTTGAGAGTAGGTACGTCATCATGTGCTTTAGCTTTTACGTGTAGCCATTCATCGGTTACTGCATGAAAGCCATCCCATCTTTCAAAGAAACGAAATGTTGATGATGGACCAATGGTTGATTTTGAATATATCCTTTTAGTGATAAACTGGATCGCTTCAGATGGACTATAATTTGGTATAGTAACTCTTAGTATTCCTCGGGTAGGAGCGATCCACAAAAAGCGTCCAGGATCAGATTGGATCTTAAATGATTTCGTATCACTTGGTTGTTCTTTCTCGGTTCCATCAGACCAAGTTTCTTTACCTGCTGTAAGCTTACTATAATGTTTACTAAATAGATCTTCAATAACACTTTGACCTTCTTTACCATTATAAGACGTAATGATATTTTTAATGTTTGCGTTATAAGAAAGTTTAGAGATCCATTGTAAAGTATATCCGACACCATTACCACTTTCAGTTCTGTTAACATTACTAATTTTAATAATACGTGCTACTATACTTCTTGTGGTTCCAAGATCAAAGCTTTTAATTTCAAAATGTAATTCTTCTTCTCCACGGAGTGGAAGATTTTCTAAGAATCCTACGTTATCGATACAATCAATAGTACCTGACATTGAAACATTATTCATACCTTGGTTAATTTGAAACCCAGTAATCAAAGGTGTGATATCTTTTCCAATTTCAATAGGCGGCACCATGTACCCATCTTTGTACCCTTGATAAGGTATTATAATAGCTTGTGTAATCTCGCAAATGCCAGGATTAAACTTTTCCATTAATTATCGCTCATAGACCTAACGTAATCTTTAGTTAACTGGCCCAAGAATTTACTGTCAAACAAGAATATTTCTTTCTTATTTTCGTTCAAATCATATTCGTAATCATACATTCGGTATGGCTGCCATTCTTCTGGGATAATTCGCTTAACAATAATTTTACGTCCTTGCTCAGTACGTAGAATAACCCTGTCTTCTCGACGAAGGTAAATTGTTCGGAAAGATTCCGGTGCTAATATAATATCATCTACTGCGGCCATTAGTCAACTCTCCTCACATAGTATAAAATATTGTCGTCGTTTGTTTCATCACTAATCCAATCAAGAACGTTCTCACCGATTTCACCAGACTGATCTTGGTACTTATCGACAAGATAAGCATTAAATGTTCGTGGATCTAACGGCCACTCGTGATATGGATCAATAATGTTGTTTGCCATATACACTAACCAGATATAGTCAACGGATCCGTAATAAAACTGAGCAATGTCTTCGGCGCGCTCACCTTCTTGTACCGTATAAGGATAGTATAGGAATGGATTGTTTTGTACAGCACTCATGAAAGAACTTCGTCGAGTAATATCTCGAACTCGTCTTCCTTGATATTCTATAGTTGGAAAAGGTTTAAAATACTTGGTCATTGATTATAGTCCACTCGTTACTGATGTTACGCCCGGGCTACGCCGGCGCCGGTATTAATTTTAGATTCTTCTGAACCCTCTCCCTGTCCTTTAGGTGTAGCAGATTCTGCTGCACTGCTGTCTGCCTCATCTGGAGTAATAGGATAATCTTCCGCAGTATGAATAGTAAGTTCTGTAAATGAAAGTGTAAGAGTAACCGCTGCAGGGCGTCCACCTTTCATTATTCCAACTTGCGACGCTGGCCCACTATAATCTACACTTACGTCAGTTAGCATGGCAGGTTTAAATCGTACAAAGTGACTTTCATCTACTCCTAAAAGATTTAACCTTACAACACTGGGGTACTTAAGAAATGCCCTATTCATTCCTTGAACAGTAGCCTCACCAGAACCGACC